CAATTCAACCTTTGATGTGCCTTCAAAGAAGGTCATACCATCATAGTCAATACCGTTGGCTCTCAGGTCACTTTTCAACTCAGCAAGGGTCGTGGCTGCTGACATGATGACACTCTTTTTCTGATTCTTAGTCTGTACAACTGTAATTTTACGACTTTGCATAACTTTTTAATATTTTATGTTCCATAATGTTTTGAATTTCCAAATATAACCATAGGCTGTTTTTCTTTTAACAGTGCCAAATTGGGTATCTGCTACACCATTACAACATTTTAAAATGTTAGTAACAGCTGCTTTTATATTTCCATTGTTCACTGTCCTTGCAGCTTCTGCTATACTTGGAAATTCTTTTAAAAATTCTCTTGTTTTAGAGTATTGAAGGACTGGGATACTAAAGAAGGGATTGTTAGTCAGGCTATTAGACAGCTTACTATTTCTATTCCCATAATTTAGGTTATACTTATAGTTGCACCATTCAAGATTATTTACAGAATTATTGCTTCTGTTTTCATCTTTATGGTTGATAATCCTATACCCATTAGGATTAGGCAGAAATGCTTGAGCTACCACTCTATGTATTAGAAGATAGCAGCTCCTTTTATTATCATCATATAAGTTAATACCTAAATAGCCATTACTCAACTTGTGAGGAATTAGAACCTTTTCTTTACCAGTTTTATTATAATTGAGGCTCTTTATTTCCCCAGTATTGCTTACCATGTAATTAGGAAATCCATCTATTTCTCTCCATTCCTTCATACCCATTCAATTTTTTTTTTCTTTTATTTAATCTATACAAAAGGGCAAATCATTCCAATCATTGTCCTCTTGTCTTGAAGAGTTGAATAAAGGCATAATAATCCTAACAAACTCTTCTTTTCCTTTAATTCTTCTTAAATCTGAAATATCTTTCCCTTCATTAAAGGGTGGTAATACTACATTAGTAAACCCTGTTTCTTCAGCTAACTTCTGAGCATCTTTCAATCCTGGCTCATCATTATCCAAGCAAATGAAGACTTGTTTATATCTTCTTTTCAGTTCACTAATTGCAGTATCACTCATCCTATATCCCTCACCTTGAATGGCAAGAGATGGTATTCCTGTATTAGCCCATAGACATAGAGCATCTTTTAATGAGGAACATATACATATTTGCTCCCCATATTCAGGTACTTTAGTCCATAAACTTACTACAGAATTGTCATGCTTGTTACTCCACTTATAACCAGCTTTATTGAAAGGCTGATATATCTTTAGAGTAACTTTACCTTCCTTGTGTTCTACATAAGCATAGGCATATTTATCAGCTCCAAACACATATCTATGACCATCTTTTATGATAATCTTATGGGATATGGGATAAACCTCTGCATACTTGAGCCATTCCAAGGTTATACCATAGGATGCCCAATATTCAATATCATAATCTCTCCAATCTCTGACTTTGCACTGCAAATCTGTATCTTTGTTGTAACTATTTGTACTTCTTACAGCACAAGGAGTATATGAATGAATACTGGCACCACCACAGAACTTTGAAATATCCTTATTAACCCTTGTTAGAACTTCCTTATAACCACAGTTCCACATATGACCAAGAAGGTCAAATAGACCTCCTCTATCCCTCGTGGATAAATCTGTGTAAAATATTCTTCTACCATCAGTAGAATAAAGACCAAAAGAAGGTCTCCTATCCTGTCTAAGAGGACTATTTATAATACAAGGAACCTCTGTGACTCCTAGGTAGTATGACAGAATGTCTGCTTCTGTCACTTTACTTAGAATATCATCAAGGCTCACAGAAGATTTACCTTTAGCTATCATACTTGTATCTCCATTTGTATCCATAGGCACTATGCACTGGATATGTTTTACCATTATGATAGTCTCTCTTAGAGCCAATACAACATGAAGAAATACTTTCATGGCTAAACCCAAGTTCCCTTTCTATCTGATTTGTAGATTCCCACTCCTTGATGAATTTTCCATCAAGGGATTCTTGGATAACTGTTTTAGCTAAAATAGTTCTTTTGCTACCATAGTTACAGTTATATTTATTATCACACATCTCAAGATTCTCTACTCTGTTATCAAACTTAATCTCATTCTTATGATTTACTTGTAAATCTTCAGAGTAATTTTCAAGGAAAGCTTTAGCTACAAGTCTATGTACCTTATGTACTTTACGATTGCCATTTTTATACAGCCCTACTACAAGATACCCGTACTTGTCACTTTGCTTCTTTACCAATTTTCCATTTATAGATTTTATATTACCTAAATTAGAAATTTGATAATGAGTATAACCATCAATATTTCTCCATTCTTCCATTGCTTTTCTTTTTTAGAAATTACTACTTACTTACCAAAATCCCAAGGTGTACCACCAGCAGTATCACTGGCAGGGAAAGGCATATTACCTGATGCACCAGAGTTGCTAAGGTCAGTAGATTCTACATCATACTCCTTCAAGTTACCCACAGTAGCCTTATCACCTACAATAAATTCAGTAGTAGGATAAGCTCCAGCAGCCTTTCTTTCCTGCAAGTTTGCATCCAACTTGCTGTAGTCAGTGATGTTGTTCTTCAAGAACATCTGATTATAAACAGCCTGATACTGCTTGTTATCATCAGTGGTTCTCACACCAAACAGCACTTTAACTTTATTGGTAGGCTGAAGAGCAATAATTTCTCTAAGCTCACTGAAGTCACCCTTGAAGTAATCCTCAATGTGTTCAAGTCTTGCTTCACAATCCTCAGGTTTATCTACCATAACCCAAGTATTATTGACATACTTCATTACATTAGGAATGTTGAGGTATGCCTTGATGAAATTGGTAAGCTCTTCCTCTCCGTGGAAGCAAGTTCTATAGTCCTTGTCAATGTTTGCAGGACCATTGGAATATACAGGAATCTCCTTGTTCTTGTACTGCTCTTTAGTTACCCAAGCAGTCCTGCCATACTTATCAATTACCTGTACCTTACTGCCTTCTCTATTCATCCTAGGCTCTTTCCTAATGAAGAAAGCTACCTTGGTAGTAAACTCAATACCACCACACTTCTCAGCATCAGTCTTGACAATGAAGTCAATTCTCACATTGGGGACTTTGTGCTTGTCCTCACCTACTTCAACTTCACTAAGATACTCAGGAGCATTTTCAAGCTGGGTATTATACAGCTTTTCAAGTTCCCCTTTATTAGGATTTACACCAAGTACAAATACAGGTGCTACACCTACATATCTCTTCACTGCATTGCCTTCAGTAGATACTTTACCAGCAGCAAATGCCATAAATGCAAAATTTGTCTTCTTCATTTTCTAATGATTTTTCTTGTTCTTGATTTTATTTCTTACTACTTTGATTACTCTTCAAAGGGCAGTTTGTCACCAGCTTCTACACCATTGTTAAAAGGATTAGTAGGGTCAAAAGGAGACTCTTCACCAGCCTTTACTTCTATCTCAGGTGCCTTCTCAGTATCATCTACTGTTTCAGGAGCAACATCTTCAACCTCAGGCTCTTCTACATGAATCTCATATACACTAGCCTCTTCATTGAATACTACTACACCAGCCTTAGGTTCATACTTAGTAACCTTTACAGGCTTACCATCCTTACCAACCTTACCAGTATCCTCTACCTTCTTGACAACCAAGTCTTCACTTGTGAGACCACCTGTCAAAGACTTGACACCCGTCTCATGTCCCTCAATCTCCTCAGTCAGAGCATTATACTCTGCATTGAGTTCATCAATCTTGGCAGCAATCTTATTCTTCTTTACTACCAAAGGATTAACATTCTGTGCAACTCTCTTTATAGTTGCAAACTGTCTAATTGAAATTGTCTTCATAATGTTTTTTTTTCTGTTTTAATAAATTAATAATATAGTCCTACCGCCATTATTTAACATAGGGTTAATAGCTGAGAACAATTTGAATATAGTAAACTTCTTTTCAAAGTATGTTAATGCTTCAACAAAGCAGCTATTCATAATTGGTGGATTCTTGTATAAAGCATACAAGAATAATTGTATATCAGCATACCTTTTTCCCTTCTCTATACAATAAGATGATATTACATTATCTACTTCATTTGTTGTAGGGTTTTCTTTTCTTAGATAGAATCTCTTAGATATTTCCAGTATTGTTTCCCTATCCATAAATCTCCCTCAATTTGTTCACTACTATAGATAAATCATTAGGAATCTCATCAGGAAGGTCATCCAATGCACCAAGGCTGTCTTTAGCAGGATATTCTCCATCAAACTCCTTGACAAAGTGCTTGATAGGTCTCTTGTTTTCTGCATCATATCCTACCTTGCCAAAGAGGATAATATCAAACTTACCTTCTGGTGTGATGTAATCATCCACCATCTTTCCAGTGGTCTTGAATTTATAGGAAATGGAGTCACCATTCTTATCTTTATACTCCTCATAATGGGCACAACAGATAATGTTCTTATTCTCAGGAAGCCCCTTAAAGGCATCAAAGATAAGACCCATTCCATAGCCAATCTGCTTAGGAGTATCCCATCCACCTTTCATAGCATTTGCCATATAGAAATCCTGTGCGAGATAATTGAAGTCATCAATTACAATATTCTTGAAAGGAGATTTCTTTAGCATATTTATGAGTTCTGCTATTACTGCAAACCTATCAAGACCTGTAAGACTATCTACCTGTACCCTGTTACCTGTACCAAGGGCATTTGCATTTACAAGTTTCTGTGTAGGCTTACCTACATTCTCTACTCCAATGCTACCTTCAATCAGTTTGAAGTTAGGGTTAGGAACACCCCTACCAATACACTGGATAACATAAGTTTCCTTTGGGTCAAGCCCCTTAATACCTAATTTCTCCCTACCACAATAGGAAGTAGTCTTTCCGAACCCACTTTTTGCGAGAACTAAAATCTTTGCCATTGTTTTTGTTTTATAATGTTACTTTTACTTGAAAAGGGCTGCAAATTTATGAAATATTCTCCACCTGTGCAACTCTTTATTCATTTTATTTATTCCATAACTAAAGAAAGTCTTAGCAGTTTTACTCTTCCTTGATTCCATATAGTTATATACTTTTTGTAGTGCTTCCCTATCATCAGGTCTTGGGAGTTCACAAAATGTACTTACTGCACCATCAAAGAATAGAGGACAGATTTGACCACTTGCTCCATAGTCTCTATCTTCAATCACTTCCATGAACCTTATATGATTCCTGAACTTGGTTATATCATATCCTTCATACTCTCTTAGTCCATACTTAAATGGACTATAGAGACCCATAACCATATTGGCATCTCTGGTAGTAGTCTTACAATCTGCAAGACCATCAGAAGATGGTTTGAGCTTATTTAGCTTTTGGTTCTCAATGCCTTCTTGAGCTTGTGCTTGATGCTGAATCAATACAAAGATGAATTTCAATTGATTTCTGAGAGTAATACCATACTTGCTCATCTTATCAATAGTTTCCATCTTCTTTAATCCACTTTCAAGAGATAGATTTGAGGCATTATCTATGATGATTATTCTCCTCTCCTCTGGGTCATCTGGGGTATAAGGATTGTCTTTATCTACCACATTTGCATCTATGAGTTCATCTGTGATAGGGTCTTTCTTCTTACCTTTCTTGAAGTTAAGATGTCCATGAGTTAAGGCATAGTCCCTACAGTACTTATTAATTCCTGTAGGATTCCTTTGGTCATCAATATACTCAACCATATCCTCAAATGCCTTGATATACCTCTGATATTTATCAGTCTCAAGCAATTCAAGAATCTTCTCATCAATAGGATGGTCTCTATCTGTACTTTTCAGTTCAGTAGGAGATACCTCTATTCCATCCAATTTAAACAATAGATGGCACAAGAACTCATTATACTTTTCCTCTGGACTCATCTCCAAAGTAAAGTAGAGAACCTTAACTCTCATCTCAGGATGCTCCAATATAAAGAACAAGGGTTCATATACAAATAGATAATCACAGAACTTTGATTTACCTACCTTTTGATTGGCAGTCACCACTATGAACTTAGCAGTTTCAATGCCTGGAACCCATGCTCTAAATCTTGGAAAAGGAAGGGGAATACAATTATAAAGTCCATTAAGGGCTCTCTCCCTTCTTAACCTCAGATTTCCTATTACTTGCTTAAATCTACTCATAATCAGTTAATTGTAGAAGTCCAATCATTTCTTAAATTCTCTTCTTGACCAGCATTCTCAATATAACTAATCAATTCTGAGTCTCCTTCAACCTCACCAGCAGCACCAACTTTCTCTTTGAATATGAAATACTTTAATAACCTCATATATGTATAGTTCCCATTGAAACCCTCCACATACTTACTGGTTGCCTGTATGATTTGCTCATCAGTATAAGTATTTCCATACTTTTTAAAGAATAACTTTAGTCTTCGTACAATTAAAGCTACTCCATCTGCCCAATAATAGTTAGTACCATCTTTCTTGCCCTTAGGAAATATCTCCTTGAGTCTTGTAGCCAACTGAACCAACCTATCATTAGGTTCTTGTTTCTTATCAGAGTCTACAATTACAGAATCTAATATCTGGCTTCCCTTATTTGTAAGTCTCCAGCCTGTCTGTTGGAACAAATCATTCCTTTCTGCTGTTATGAAGCCTTTCTGGGTCAGGGACCTCTCTGCCATTTCAAGGTCAGCCTTATTGTAGATGACAAGCATAAGTAATGCCTCATCTATGGTTATACCATTCTGTTGGGCAGCTTTCTTATTTAAGCATACTGTTGTCATAATTCTAAATCCAATAAGTTGTCCACTTCATTTATATACTCTTCATTAATGCCCTCAAGAACATTCTCCAGATAATCCATATCCTTTGTGCCTTCATAATAGAATATGAATTGTATAGGGTCTTCTGCTCTCATACTTCTACCAAACTTCTGAATAAATGCTCTCTCCTTACCATCAAGTTGTACAATTATTCCAGCTTCAATGTCAGTGAGATTCTGTCCCTCCTGTAACATTCCAACAGCAAATAGACTATCTATCTTTTTGAGATTGAAATTATCTATAACCTCTAAGGAGTTCTTTCTTTCAGAGTGTATAGCATTCCTACCACCCAGCAACTCAGCCTGCTCTATGCTGGTACAGAAACAGATATATCTCATGTTCTGTAACTTATGCAATAGTACTCTGACAGAGTTAGTCTTGCACTCTCCAAGAAATCTTTTTCTCTTTGAGCCAGTCTGTAGCCATTTGTTCTTGACATAATCCTGCCTTGTCCTAAAGAACCTCTCCTTCCAATAATCAAATTGGTCAGACAAATAATTATACTTCTGCTGTTGTGTACAGGAGATTTCCAGTGTGACATTTGGATACTTTTGCTTGTTTCTCAAGTATCCCCATCTTTCATGGAATTTACACTTATAGGTAACTCTCTCCTCCTTCTTACCCCACTCCTCTACAATAGTACAATTAGGGTATGTGCTATCAAGGGTCAATGGAATAAGATATACTTTAGGCTCAGGCAATATGCCCCATCCAATAGCTTGTTTGAGAGAAACCTTTGAGACTTCAAATTCCCCAAAAACTCCAGATACAACTTGCATAATCTGGTCAGGAAGAGTAGCAGATAGAAGGACTACATTTCTCACATGCAACTCATTGAGAATATCAATCTTCAAATCTGTACCCAAATGATGTGCTTCATCAAAGATAACTAAATCCCAATAAGAGTCCCTGTACTTGTCCAAAGAAGCATAACATTCTATAGCTACATGGTCAGTCTTCAAATTCCACTTTTCAAACTCTGCTCTCCAATTGGATTTATGTGCAGTTTCTGCTACTACCAATAACACATTAAGTGCTTCTTCACACTCTTTAAACTCTTTATCTGCTAAGTAGTTAGCTATTTCAATAGCTGCTCTACTCTTTCCTAATCCAGTACACCATTGAAGTGCTACTCTGCTACTTCGCTTTATTAGTGACAGTGCCTGAATCTGAAGTTCTTCTCTTGTCATTTCTGTTTACAATTCCTTTTAATTTGCTAATGTAGTTAGGGTCTTTTGCATACCCTATGTCTAATAAAAACTTATAGTAATCATTCGGAGGTTTATATCTATGCTGCACACAGTCAAGATATGCAACCACACTCTCAGTCCAATGGTCAAATGTGTGATACCTGTGTTTCTTGCTGTTATACAAGCCAAACAAGTTATTATCATTTAGACATAAGTCTGATTTAAAATGACCAGTTTCAAGTACAGCCTGTGCATAGACTATCTGAGGATGTTCAACCCCGTAATATTCTAATGCTTCCATCAAACCTTCTTGAGGTGACTTACTAAAGAAGTCTGGCTGCTTCTCATTAACTATACACTCCACCTTTATCTCAGGTGGCTTATCTCCCTTTGAGCAGGAATGCACTTGAATTGCTCCAAGTGCTCCTACTACTAAGGAAATGAGTACATTGAATACTTTCTGTCTCATATTTCCTTACATAATAGATTCTTAACCTTTAGTAATCCTTTTGTGACAATGTTGTCTCCTCTCAATGAGAATACATGAGTATAGTTATCACACTTATTGGGATTCCATCCTGCATGGATTACATAGTATATGATAAATGCAACAAATAGGACAGTATTAGCTACAGGCAATAAGCCCAGTACAGTTATAATAAGTGCCATCCATATTGGTACTATAACATCATATTCTTCCTGCAACCCAGCAGGACCAAAACACCTATAATACACCTCAACATGAGTATCTTTCAAGATACTCAGTGTCAAGATGATTATTAATATAGCAATAACCCACATCATTTGCTAATATCCTTAAAGATTGTAGGAACCTGCCCATATACAGGCAATTTACCATCCCACTTCTCAATCCACTGCTGTTTAAGAATCATAGGAGTCAAAGCCTGTGTTCTAAGCTTATTAGCCTCTGCTTCAGCCTGTGCTGCAACTACCTTCTTCTCTGCCTCTGCCTTAACTACAGCAAGCTCATTCTGAGCCTTCTGTGCCTGCTGAATAGCAGCATTCTTTGCATTTACTGCTTCTACAATAGAGTTAGGGTACTTCAATCCAGAGGTAAGCTGCTCTAACTGAAAGTTCTCTTTAAGCAATGCCTTAGACAAATGTGCTTCGATAGCCTTCTCTACCATATCTCTATTAGATACAATCTCATCAGTAGTGTACTTATTGAGCTGAATCCTAAAGGCATCCTTTACATAGTTAAAGAGAGTTCCATTGATAACATCAGCAAGTTCCTTCCTATACTTCTTGAATACCTGAGGTGACTTACCATCAGCAATCTTCAATGAAATAGTAGGGTCAATACTGAACTCTGAACCATCCTTTGCATTAATTGTGAAAGCAGGATAATCTACTGTCTGGACATAAGTAGGATACTCATAAACCTGCTCAGTGAATGGATTATACCATACTGCACCAGTAACCAAAGATACATCATCTACACCCTTCTCAGAGCCATAGAGATTTACCTTAATACCCTCACAACCTGCATCTACTCTCTCATAACCACATGAGGACATTCCCAACATGGTAAACACTGCCATAAGGCACATAATTACTTTACTCTTCATTTCCTTTTGTTTTAATGAATTTAATTATTACTTCTACACCTATCCATATAGCTACTATGAACAATACAATTCCTGCAATGTTAGCAGCTGTGTTACTCATGGTGAGTAATTGAGTAACAGCATTTAATGCTATGAATAAACACAGCACTAAACATACTACCTTGATAATGAATTTTCTCATATTACTAATCCCAAAACCAAATATACCTAGCCACCATCTTCCTCATAGATATATGACCTTCTAAGGTCTTCCAGAGTTCTTTGTGTCTAAAGAACTTAAACTTTGCTTTCTTTCCATTTTTACCACCCCATACTTTATCTTTGTAACTTTTCCTTGTAGGATATTTGCTAAGGTATTTATGAGGTATTTTGTACTTCCTTCCTTTACTCATATTATAAATAGTTGTATATAATTTCTTACTATTACAGGTTTATTAGGATAGTTTGACTTATGGCTGTTATACCATAATAACACCCTATACCTTTTACCTTGTACTATTATATCTATTGATGGCTTATATTTATTAATAAGGGTCATCACGTATATTATGAGTAAAACTATAATCCATATCTTCGTCATAAATTACTTTTTTTTTATTCACCCTCCTCTGGTTTAGGGCAGCATACTACATACTTGAATCTCGAACAAATGCTTTTCCACTTCCTGTAATCATCACATGAGTTCTTCTTTAATGCTTTTGCATCAATGAAGTTACTTACACAAAGCATATCATACTTATTAGTAGGACAGTGTATTACCATATTAAAGTACTCATCCAATTCCTGTATAATTGCTTCAATGGTTTCACCTGATACTATAAAGTCATCCACAACTATAAACCTTGTAGTACCAATCTCATCAATTCCTCTTAATGAAGAACAATGAGCACTTGTGTCCTCTTCCTTCCTGACAATCAGGATATAGGTCTTAGTAGTTAGGTTGATGTTGTGTAACTCATTAAGCATAGCACCCGCAATCATGGCTCCTGATGTACCTCTTGCTACAAAAGTAATGCTTGTACCTTCCTCAATATCTTCTTTATATGTATTGAAGATTGCTTCTGCACTCTGTTGTATATAACTATGCTTCCAATGAACACCAAATGGATACCTTACATCAATGAAATGGTCAAGATGTATAAATTTAGGAACATATCCCATAGTCTCTTAGTTTTATCCCACTCAGTCAGTAGGTTGTAAAAAAAAAGAAGGACAAGGGTATTATTAGTACCCCTGCCCTTACCGTGAGAACATATCCAGTTAATCCTCAAACACCTGATAAGTGTACGAAGTACCCCCAAGATGTTCTACTGTTCTCTGCAAATGAGCTTCAAGTCTTTCCTTTTCACTCATTGCAGCCCATTTGCTGGGCTTAGACCATGAAGGACAAGAATCCTTGTCAATCATATACTCATAAGCCTCTTTGCTCATGTTCAGGGACTGTACAGCTGGCTTGCACTTCCTTGTATGGAAAGTGATAATCTCTGGATTAGTACCATCCTTGTCAGTCACTCTCATAGAGTGCTTCTCCATCTTGTCCCAATCTTCTACTTTTACCTCAATGGTCTTCTTGTAGATTTTACCAGCTTTGGTCTTCTTCTCAATCACTTTGTGAGTTGTTTTAAGGCACTCCTCCTTGCTGAACATTGTACTTCCTTGAAGCTCAATACTCAGACTTAACTTGATTTCATTCATGTTTATTAATCTTCTTTAGATTCTTTCTTCAAAATTGTAGTAAGCATAAGAGCAGCCATTGTGTCTTCTACTGTAATTTCTCCTTTATCTGCTTTTTCTCCCAATTCCTTTGCCATTTTAATGTAAAGAGTATGTTTCAAGGCTTTAATAGTGCCCATCAACTCCCCTGCATTGAGGAATAGTGCACTTGTTATAATCACCTCAACAGGTGCTTGCACTGTCTTGCCTTTGTAGCTTTCTACCAAGTTTTCAACGAGTTCAACATTGGTTAAACTACCATCCTTTTTGCCACCTTTAATGGCTCTTGCAGCCTCTTCAAAATGCTTCTGTTCCAGATTTCTTTCCAGACCCTTTTCTTCGTTCTTTTCCATCTTTTTTATTTTAGAAGTGAAACAATAAATGTGGTGTATCTTAGGACTCGAACCTAACCTCCAACCTAACAGTCAGTGTGCTACCAATTACACCAAGATACAAAGACAAGTTACACATAGTAAATACCTATCAACACAAAGCCAATATCAATAACAAGAACCTGTTACTCCACCAAGAACAAGAACATCCCTCCATCAGTCAGACTTCATAGGGTTGGTTATTTGGAATAACAGACTATCTAATGGCTGAGCATTAGATATATTATTTATTCTATTAGCAATTGTACATATTTTATAAGCACAGATACTTACTATATGTATTCAATAAGATTAGGGATTAATATCCCAAGTCCTTATTTACTTGCCCAAAGAGTTGATAGTATTGTATATTCCCATCAAGGAGTGCGGAATTACAATCTTCAACTTGCTGTACTCTTGAGACTTCTCATCCTTCCATGTCTTGAAGGCTCCTAATACATCTTTGAGTTCAGCTTGGTACTTTTGTGAAGCAGCCATATACTCTGTGTTCACCTTGTTAGTGGACTCATTGATAGCCTGCTCACAGCTGTACTTCATAGCATTCAGTTGAGCCTGTGTCTCTCTATGCTTCTTCTGAAGCTCAAAGAACACATTATCTACCTCTGCTACATCTACAGTAGGAGTATAGGTATAGATGAGAGCATCCCTACCTCTACCATCTACCTTATGTGGGTGTTGGAGCTTATCTTTCAACTCCTTTCTTGCGTCAGACAAGTGCCCATCAGGATGAATATACTTGCCTAATACAGCAGCCTCAGTCTCTAACTGATAATATCTGTTTCTCTCCTTGATGGGAAGAGAAGCATAATACTCTGTCTCAGTCAATACATGACCATAGTTAGGAGCTTCAGGCTTAACCATCTCATTCTCCTCACACCAGTCTTCAAGGCTGATATTCTGCAAGTCCTTCATCAAGTTCTCCTTAGCTTTGATACCCTCTCTCAACCAAGCTATAAGGGATTTAGCCTGTGCTACTCCTTCAAGCAATGATTGTAAGTTATTCAAAACTTCAGGTGTTCCTCCTGTCTGAATGGTGTTTGCGCCAGTACTGCCTACCAATGATACCTCAGCATTAAAGAAGCATATATTATTCAGTTGTGTCTCTACACCTTGAATATACTCCTTAGCCAAGTTAGCAATGTGGTTAGCACTTGTAGAAGTCAAGGCTACTCCTTCTTCACCTTCTTTCTTGAAGAAAACTAAATCTTTTTGCATATCTTTATTATCTTAATTAATTATTGTGGAGCATAGGGGACTCGAACCCCTGTCTTACTAATCTTTAATAAAAGAATTACACATGCTTACTACTTTTTAATGTGGTCAGTTACCCACTGGGCTAGACTGGATTTACAGCATTTCCACCACCTTATTTTATTGTCCATAAATAAGGAAAAAGTTGAGTTACCTTCTGCGAGACCACAGCCTATTAATGCTCTTAAAGTCGGACCCTCAGCCTTAGTCTTTAATCAGGCTTCGCACCTTTCTGTTTCCAAGTAAGTGCTACTCAGCCTATTTAGGCAGCAACTCTATAAGAAGTATTGCCAGTTATTGTTTTGATGTCTTTCCATCAGTCTTTGCATGTTCTCTTACCAAATAATTAGCAATCAAAACCAATTATGCCCCTAATAAATGGATTCATTTCTTATTGAAAGAATGTCCTAACAAAGTCAAATATTGTTTCCTCTTGAAACATCATTATTAAAGTCACGTAGCTTCCTCTTTATATTCCCACATTGAAGCTGTTGCATTTACTAAGTGGTGATAGCTTACCTATCAGCATCACATTTTGCTTATCTTTAGGTTCAACTTGCTTAGTAGAAATAGTGAGCTAAATCCACCATTGTCTCTCTACTCAGACTCGAACTGAGATATATGGTTTAGAAGACCATTGTTCTTTCCCTTGAACTATAGAGAGTGCTCTATTCATTGAGTTATGAATACTTTATTATTCTAACCTAATGGAATAGTGATTTTATTTTCAGACCTTCTTATATACTTTACAGGTAAATCTTGTACAAATTTATCTGTAAATTCTTGGTTATGAAATGTTATCATCAATTCATTAGTTGTAGATATAATTATAATACTAAGAATACCTTTCTCTACTCTATTTCCTGCTACTAAATACTTTGTCATCTTGTTATTGTTTTTAATCTTGTTATAGTTTAATATCACTTTAGCATCAGTGAGAAGCCTCTAAGATATATCATTTCACCAAGTTATTATGAAGACTCACATTAGCTCCGTAGAGTTGTTCTAATGTGCTTCGGGAAACTTATTAGATATTGTAAACCAGTGTGGGTCAATAGGGATTTGAACCCTAAACCTTCACATTATGAGTGTGCTGCTCTAACCACTTGAGCTATAGACCCTAATGTTAAAAGGTCAGATATTCTCACGAACCTCTGACCTATAGCAATATTGCTATTGCCCGAACTAAATTTCACATACCTAAAACAATCAAAATACCTTTAATATTGTACTCCCAGTAGGAATCGAACCTACATTTTCTCTTTAGGAGAGAGATGTTCTATCCATTGAACTATGGGAGCAAAAATTCCTATTATTCTAATGAGTAATAGGAATAAATTAGAAACATTTTACAAGTTTTTAAACTGTTCTTCTAAGTTAGCCAATTCTTTAGTAAGATATTCAGAAGCAAAAACATAGAGAACAGATGCAGGCATAGAACTAAGTTCATTAATCTTTGCATGGCTGCCAGTATCACTATATAATTTTATACAACAATACTCACTCTTCTTTAAAAGACTTAATTCATCTTTAATCTGTTCTATATTTTTATTTATCTTTTCTGCTTCTTTGAATTTCTTGTCAGTCATATACACTATACCCAAATAAGTAGTTAATAATTAAAACCTAATCTTCATCCAGTTTAAGTGTCTTACTAAGTAGATTATAACCAGACACTATCTTATATTCTTCTTCAGTAATAGTATATAAGCAAGTACAACACATTGCTATGACAACTATAAGAGTTTGGAAGAAGTATCCATTATCATATAAACCATCTACTCCTGATATGAAGAGCATAACTGCAAAGGCTGTTACCCATAGTAACACACCTTTAAGTATAAGTTTGATTCTCATTTTTCTTCCGTGTATTTACAATTTTCACACTCATGTCCATCAAAAGTCTCACCACAGTTAGGACATATGAACTGTTCACCATAGTTACAAGCAATGGATTCATCCACTACTTCTTGTGTTTCAAGTTCTAATTCTGCCATATTTCTAAAGTAATAACTTGAATCTACTTTTATTGTTTCTCTCTGTTCTTCAAATGGCTCCTGTGGTCCACAAGAGCATATCACAATTGATAGTAATAATAGAATGTATCTCATTTGTTATCTCCATTTACTGCATCAAATATGATATAAAGAAAGAGTAGGCTTAATGGTAAGCCTACTAATAAGTATATGAATAAATCCATCACTTCTTTCTTTTATATTTGTAGAACTCTTTTCTTGCCTCTTTACCATTAGGATAAGTAGTCTTTACTATTCTTTCTCTTGTGCAAATGGTTATAGACCACTCAAAGGCATGTTGTCCACTGAGAATTATTTCTCTCCCATAGACATCTACTGTGACTTCTCTTATGAAACAGTCACAGTTTTCTCGGTGATATGTATGTTTTCTTGCCATTTGATTGTTTGTTTATAGATTGATAAAGGGAAGTATGATAGACTTGAACTACCATTATAACTGCAATGAGTTATGTACTAACATTGTACTAATACCTCCTAATTCCTAAATCATTAATATTAGTTGTTGTCTTTGCTTGTCTTAATCCTGACCTAAATATATCTAGTTTCTAAACCTTCTTACTCTCTGTGCAATTTTATGTTGATTCTGTTCTTGCTATCTTCACTAAGTCTATTGAGTAATTAATATTACTCTCACCACAGTCCTGTAGTAGTGTACTATTCTTTACATTTGCACCTAATTTCAGTAGCACTCCCAATATTATTGGTGCTCAATTGAAGACATTTAACAACAATTAATATGTGTTTGTTCGATTGTTTGCTTGTTGGAATGTAGTTTTGCATTATCACTGTAACAGTAAAAACAGTCATACATTATTGGATGATTGTTCTACTAATTGTTGGTTTTAATGAGAGGTATTTATAGGGTGATGGTATAATTACCACACACCTGACAGCATGTCAGTCTATCCTATTAACTCTCAGTAAATCAACAAGTTACATTCAATGCAAAACAAGAAAGATAGGATATAAAGTGTATTCCACACTCTATTATCCTATCCTACTTATCCAGTGCATTAAGCCTCTAAACACTCTACTTACCTCTCTAATCCTCTTGTCAGGAAGAGATGTAAATAGAGCATTCTTTATCTCCCTTTAATCACTAGCAGAGTTAAATCCTATTACATATAATATAATGTGTAACATATCTTAGAGTTATACTAAGGGCATACTAATGCTTACTTATATAACTTTTACACACAAATACTATTAATGTTCAAAGGATTAAACACTATTAATGCTCATGTAATAAAAAGGAAAGAGAAGAATTATCCCCCTAGCCTTATTAGTCTAAATCCCAGTTATCCTCACAAAGTTCTTCCATTAAATTATTGTGGTCTTCCCAAGCCATAGTTACTATGTCATTGGGATGAAGACCATAACAATCCTTATAAGAGTAGATAAGTCTATCTAAAATAGAGGAATCAGTAACACCTATATCTACTGTAATATAAGTAGTATAAAAGACTATTTCTGTGTCCCCAATAGTAATTTCTTTTATTACTTCATCTTTTATTTCTTCCATGATGTACTGTGTTTAGAACATTATTAATGCTAGAATACTATTAATGCTCAGAGGAAATGAAAAGGCAAACAGGCATTCCTGCCTGTTGCCCTCCTGCTTAGAAGCTTGCCAATACAGGTGCTCCTCCCTGACCTTCCTCATGCAGAAGCCAGAAGCTGGAACCATCAGAGCCAGTGACATTGCTCAGCATAGGATGAGTAGGAATGCCCTTGACTGCAACTGCTCCTGTCTTAGCACCATAGGTGAAGAAGAGCTTGCCTGTCTTAGGATTCTTCTTCACATCAATGCGTGATACATTCATCTGTGCCTTGAACTGCTCTACTGTAAGAGTGTCATTGAAAATAAGATTGTTTGCTGACATGGTTATAAAGTTTTAGTCAGTTATGCGGCAATATTGCCTGACCTTCGGGGGTAGGACCCCCTTGGGCTAAGTGATGGGGAGGGTGTGGTTGGTGTAAGTACCACTCATAAAAATATCACAGAAAAAAAAAAAATTGAAAAAAAAAAATTATTTTTCCTATAAATTTTTCATTTATATATTTGCATATATCAAAACTTTTACTTATCTTTGCACCTCGTAGAACCTAAGTGTGATTAGGTTATCCCCCATGAGGATAAAAAGTAGTGGGGCAGAAGTTGGGTAGTATCTATAAATAATAGAGAGGTGTCCCCAATACTACACAAATGATTACTTTATAAGGTAGATTGTCTGAGCACATCACACTGAGAAAAGGCACAGGGAATCAGACTTTAGAGGATTAAAAGACCGGGTCTACTGAAGTAAGTAATTGATAGGAAAGCTAAAAATAGCTATCTTGAAGGCTGTTAAACTCAGCTCTAGGGATATATTATATTCAATAATCAATGAAGAAGATTAGTAGTTATATTAAGAATTTATTGATGTGGTTATGGCAGTTTCCACAGAATATGCTTGCTTTATGTATAGAGGGTATATTGTGTCAAGCTGCATATAGAGAAGGTAAGGCAGATGGTAACACTATTATAGTGAATATTACTCTACCCTCAGCTATGTCTTTAGGAGATTATCTCTTTGTGAATCCTATGTCATCACAAAAGTCTATCCAACATGAATGTGGTCATAGTAAGCAATCTGATATATTAGGTCCACTATATTTGATAGTAATAGGAATCCCATCATTACTACATAACATAGTGCATTATCTATGTAGTAAGATAGGAATTAAATGGAACTACTACAGTTTCTATACTGAATCTTGGGCTAACAAATTAGTAGGGATTACTTAAAGAATATAGATTAGACCTAAAACTAAAGCCTAACTTTACTCCTTCATGACAAGAAAATGATGCTTGAATTAAAAATAATTGGGAAAAAGTTTGGTGGTTTCAAATATTTTGCTTATCTTTGCAGAGCAATTGAGAAAGAGAGATTGGTTTTAGGAAATTTCCATTGTTAGGAATGTTACTTTAACCAGTTGTTTAGAGTAATATTCCTTTTTTATTGCCCCATAGTATAGTTGGTTATTACACGGGATTTTGGCTCCTGTAACATAAGTTCGAGTCTTATTGGGGTAACAATAGTAAAGGTAAATGCCCTCTTAGTATAATGGATAATGCAAGGGTCTTCTAAGCCTTTAATGGGGGTTCGATTCCCTCAGGGGGTACTAAATGTTGGGTTAGAATAGGTGGCTAATTCGTGAGATTTTCAATCTCAAGAGATGGGTTCAAGTCCCATACCCAATACAATATGGAGCTATCTACTAATGGTTAGGTAACTGCCCTCTCAAGGCAGAGATTTGGGTTCAATTCCCAATAGCTCTACAACTTAGGGTGTGTAGCATAGTGGTTAATGTGCCTGACTGTCAATCAGGAGATTGGAGTTCAATTCTCCCACATCCTGCTAATCCACTTTTAATCTACTAAAGTCCTATCCTACAGAGGTAGGATAGGCAATGGAGAGGTAACTCAGTGGGACTGGGAACTGTGTTGAAAACAGATTGAGCAGTAAAATGCTTGGGGGTCAGGACCTCACCTCTCCGCAATAAGTGTTCTTTGACATGTTAGTGAAGGAAAGTATGGAGAGTAAACTATCAAGGTGATAGTCCTATCTGCTAAATAGTGAGTACCATGATAAGGTATTTGTTTCGAGTACAATGCTCTCCGCAATATATGGGTGTAATTCAGTGGGTAGAATGCTGGCTTTGGGAGCCAGTTGTCCTTGGTTCAAGTCCAAGTACCCATACTAATGGGCTTTGTAGTGTAATCAGGTTAGCACAAGACATTTGCAATGTTTTAGAGGAGTTCAAATCTCACAAGGTCCACTATGTTTTCATGTTTTCATAATGTTGAGCTTTTGCTTGAACCCTCTTTTGGGCAGTTAGAGGTTAAAGAAACTGCCCTATCAATGCTCTTTAGTTCAGTGGTTTAGAATAGTTCCCTTACAAGGAAAAGGTCATTAGTTCGATTCTAATAGGAGCAACATAAATGGGTCTTTAGTTCAAAGGTTAGAACAAGGGGCTGTTAACCCTTAGATGTAAGTTCGAGTCTTACAGGTCCCGCAAAAACTTTTGCAAGAAGTTTAGTCAAGTGGCTTGCAATACTTGATGCCATCATTTCTGAAAGTTCTCTGAGTGCAATAAGGAGAAGTAATCAATGATTTGATGTTTTAGCAGGTTAGAGAAGTAGTAATCTTGCCCCACTCATAATGGGGAGACCAGTGGTGCAAATCCACTACCTGCAACTAAATTGGTGGGTAGTTTAATGGTAAAATACTGGTCTCCAAAACCAGCTGATATGGGTTCAAATCCTATCCCATCAGCAATATAGGGATATAGTTCAATGGTTAGAGCACTTCCCTGATACGGAAGGAGTTATAGGTTCAAGTCCTATTATCCCTACATATTCTGATGTATTTCAATGGTAGAAAGCTGCTCTCATAAGGCAGTAGTTAGTAGTTCGAGTCTACTCATCAGAACTGTGTCTGTAGCTTAATGGTAGAGCTTTGGATTGTGGCTCCAAATTGTGTGGGTTCAACTCCCATCAGACACCCCAATATACTCACATAGCTCAATGGTAAGAGCAGGAATCTTATACATTCAAGGTTAGGGGTTCAAGTCCCTTTGTGAGTACTATCTTGGAGTACCTGAGTGGTCTAAAGGCACAGACTGCAAATCTGATGATTCGTGGGTTCAAATCCCACCTCCAAGTCTATGTGTTATATAGATAAACTTATAAAGAATAATACAGGAGTTTCTTCAAAGAACTTCTTCTTAGTGGCAGTTACCTTAATAGGTTTAATCCTATTATTAGTTCCTGCTATACTTCTTATAATAGAAGTATGTTATAATCATACCATACAGACAGACCTTAATGGTCTTGCTGCTTATATAGGTGCTGTTGCTGGAGTATTTGCAACAGCAGGTATTACTAAAGCATGGTCCGAAAAGTATGAAAAGAAATAATGCTCCTATAGCTGAATGGTTAAAGCAACAGTCTCTTAAACTGTGGATTCAAGGTTCAAGTCCTTGTGGGAGCACAACTCAACCTTGGCAAATATTCCCCCAAAGCATTGATGGTGGATGCTCTGGACTTTTAATCCTGAGAGTAAGGTTCGACTCCTTATGGGGGAACATAACACATTATTAACTTCAAATTTTTAATTGTTATGAAACAGGTTATTTCATTAATTAAGAGAGGTGCTAAAGCATACCTTAGACAAGCTGCTAAGTCTTATGTTTGGATACCTTCAGGAACTATTCCAGTTGGAATATAGTTCCTTTGATGCTGGAGTGAGTAATAAATATTATATGGGGTAGCTTTAATGTGGTGAATTAGTGTGGACTGTAAATCCACTGTCTCAGGCTATTTAAGGTTCGATTCCTTTCTGCCCCACTTCAATAGAAATCTTTGTCCTTGACTTATGGAAAGTGATGTGGGTAGAGACACAAATAAGTTATGGGTGCTGGGCAGGTATGGTTACATTGCGGAGGACTGAAAATCCTTAGAACAAAGTTCGATTCTTTGAACACCCACAGTAGTGCTTGCATATTTAACCAAGGTATGTGAGCACTTAAAAAGAACTAACAAAGCTATGAGTTCTAGATTATATGTAGCAACGTAACTCTTAGGGTTCTTAATAAGGTAAAACTAGCCCCTTTTGGATGTCGTAGAATCCATGTGAATGCCTTAGCACAGAGTTCATTAAGGCTATAAGTAACAGATTAGTTAAGCAGAAGTCCTGCCCCTGCCTAGTTTATAAAAGGGTGTGTAATGAAGATTACACTAATCTAGGCTTATACCCTCTTGATGGAATGGTAGACATAAAGGTCTTAGAAGCCTTGACCATAATGGTGTAAGAGTTCGAGTCTCTTAGAGGGTACTAAAAATAATTTGAAAATAATTGGGAAAATATTTGGTTAATTGAAATATTTTGCTTAACTTTGCACCATCAAAATAAGAGAATATGTTTGAAGAAGATAGCCTATTTACTCCAATGGAATCAAGTAGAAGTACAGAAGTATCTGGTTCTCAGTTCTTTATCAACTTCTTAAATCAGCTTGAAGGTTGGAAGACTAAGTGTAAGAACCTCCATTGGGCAGCACCTAAGAAGAATATTCATGTATATCTTGATGAGTTCCTTGATATATTGTCAGATTATCAGGATGGGCTTGCAGAAGGATATATGGGAATACTTGGTAAGATGCAACCTAATGTAATTAAAGGAACTCCAAGTAATGCACTGAATGCTTTTGACTTTATAAGTGAAGTTAAGTCTGCTACTACTGCATTCTATGATAAGATTCCTCAAGAGACTGTATATAAAGGTATAACATCTGAATGTGAGACCTTTATTCAGAATATCAATAAGTATAACTACTTATTCCACTTGTGTGATATAAGACCTTATTGACAAGAGATGCTCTCATGGTGGAATGGTAGACACAACAGACTTAAAATCTGTCAATCAGCAATGGTTGTCTGGGTTCAACTCCCAGTGGGAGTACCAATTGCCTCTGTAGCTCAATGGTAGAGCACCTGTTTTGTACTCAGATGGTTGAGGGTTCAAGTCCTTTCAGAGGCTCAAAAGCAGGTATAGTATAAAGGTTAGTATGTAACACTTCCAATGTTAATGTGTGGGTTCGATTCCCACTATCTGCTCAAATATACATCGTGGGGTAGTGTAATGGAAACATGCAAGGCTCATAACCTTGAGAAGCAGTAATACTGTGTTGGTGGTTCGAGTCCACCCTCCGCAACTAATTCAGTAATATGGAAGAGATAGAAAAGGCAAAGATGGCAAGAACCAAAAAGACCAATAGTTCAGAGGTTCATCAAGTTATGACTGCATTAACTGATACTACAATCAGAGGTATTGTAAGGTCAGCTAATGAGGAAGGAATTAAGAAAGAGAATATAGTTTCTCTACTTAAAGAGAATGGTCAATTTGTATTAATCTACTTTAGATAAAAAACATTATGGAAATGGAAGAGCAGAAGTTAGTAGAAAGACCCTTGATGAGTGAAGGGGAGTTCAAGGATTACATGGAGAAGAATAGAGTAGATATTGTGGAAGATTTCCATAAAAAAGGTATTCTTCACCTAAGAACTTATGAAGCAGTAGGCAAGTTCAAGTCTATAAGAAGGGCAATCAGGAGAGGTTATATATCTCTTGATGGTATTATCTTCCCTAAGAGACCTTTCAATAACAAGGCTAATACTTGCAAGAGAAAGGGACATCATAGTAGGACTTTTAATGAAAGAAAGAAGATGATTTATGAGCAACTTAAACACAGAAAATCAGCCTAATGACTACAATGAAGTGCCAGTACTATACTGCAAGCATTGTCTATCATTGAATATTAGGAACATTCCAAAAATGGAGGATTCAGATTACTGTGATGAGTGTGGCTCCACTGATATAGGAGAATGTTCAATAGAAGAGTGGGAGACTCTATATGAGAATAGATATGGACGTAAATTCCTTGAAGAGTATTAACAATTTAATTAAAGTAAAATGGAAGAGCAGAAGGGAAAGGTTGTAGAGATGCAGCCAACAACAAAGGAAACAGAGAGACCCGAAAAGATGTCTTATGAGCAGTTAGAGAACATAGCTCATCAGCTTAGTGAGCAGGCTAAGCAGTTATATATGAAGCTGCAAGCTGCTAATATGGGCAATATGTTCAAGAGACTTGACTACCTGTTTAAGGTAGTAGAGAATGGGCACATGTTTAAGCAGGACTTCCTTGAGAAGTGTATTACTGAAATTGAGGAGCTTATGACAGTTCCTGAAGAGGCTGAGGAAGATAATAAGGAGGGGGAAACACCAGATATTAAAACCGAAGAGTAGGATATATGATGAAGAAGGCTAACAACATAGTTAGAATCCCCACTTCATTAAATGGTAAATTCTTTAGATATTGGTTTGAATTTTTAGAGCCTTTTCATAAGCTAACTGATAGAGAGATTGATGTAATTACATCCTTTGTTAAGCAGAGATATGAACTCAGTAAAGTTGTCAAGGACAATGAGATACTTGATAAGGTTACAATGAGTGAAGATACAAAGAAGAAAGTAAGGGAAGAGTGTAATATCACTCCCCCACACTTTCAAGTAATTATGGGCAAGCTAAGGAAGAATAAGGTTATTATTGATGGTAAGATTAACCCAAGGTTTATTCCCAACATTGATGAAGAGACTGGTACTTTTCAACTATTGTTACTTTTTGAATTGAAATGAATTATCCTAATATAATTGGTAAGGTTTCTGAAGAGCTGAATTTACCTGAAGAAGTGGTGGATAAAACATATAAGGCATTTTGGTTATTCATTAACCAATCCATACAGTCCTTACCATTAAAGGAGAGTCTTAATGAAGAGGATTTTGCTAAGTTAAGAACAAATTTCAACATTCCATCACTAGGTAAACTGACTTGCACTTATGATAGGATGTTAGGTATGAAAAAGAGGCTCAAGTTTATAAAACAGATAAAGGAGAAGAAATGAAGAAATTATTTATTAGTCAGCCCATGAAGGGTAAGACAAATGAAGAAATAGAAGCAGAAAGAGCCAAAGCAGTGGAAGAGGCTAAGGCAGTACTCAATGATGATGTGGAAGTGATTGATAGCTTCTTCAAAGATGCACCAGTAGATGCAAGACCTCTATGGTTCTTGGGTAAATCAATTGAGCTATTATCTGTGGCAGATGCTGTATATTTTGCTAAAGACTGGGACAAATATAGAGGTTGTAAGATTGAGCACACTTGTGCTGTAGAATATGGTATAAAAGTTATTGAGTATGTTAAAGGTTAAGAAAATAAAGCCAATGTTTACTGCACTTATCACTACAATGGATAAGTATAAGCATGATATGATGGTAGGAGCAAATCTTATTGATGTGACCAAGAGAGAAGGCAGCTTGAAGGAATATCAGAAGGTACTTGCAGTGGGCAGCTCTGTTAGAGATATTAAAGTTGGTGACTTGGTATGGGTTAATCCTACAAGATTTGGTGTGAAGAAGCACAAAGAAGGTTCTCTAAAGGATGGAGTAATCACTGATAACCCTATTATAACTTACAACTTTGATGTTGTTGAGATGGATGGAAAGCAGTGTCTATTGCTACAGGATAGGGATATTGACTTCATTATTGAAGAATGGGAAGAGATTCCTGATAATCCTTCACCCATTATTCAACCAGAGAAGAAGAAACTAATTGTATAACTCAAAAGAGTGTGTCAGGAAAACTAATCTTGATACACTCTTTTTTTTTTTTTATCAGACTTTATGTTGAAATTATTCAAATATGAGGGTTACAAGATAGTAATATCTGAGGAAGCTCTTGCTCTTAAACCATTTAGACAGATATGGCAAAGAGATAGGACTGTTAATAAGGATAAGGCTATAATGGAACTTGGCTTTATATACTTCTTTTGTGACCCAAGAAGTGACTATCAATACCTTGTAGATGACAAGGAGAGAATGGAAGCTATCAAAGAGGGAGAGGGATTACCTCCCAAATGGACACCAGACAGGATAGTAACAGAGGCAATGGAATTTTATAAGTCCTTTAAACCAATCTCAGCTTTACTCCTTGAAGACACGAGGTTTATGGTTGATAAGTATAGAAAAAGATTGAAAGCCCAAGAATTTGATGAACTTGAAATTAAGGATTTGAAGGAAGCAGGTGCCCTCATTAAGCAAATACCTTCTCTTGTAAAAGACCTTAATGAGGCTGAAAAGGCACTTAACTCTGAAATGAGAGAGTCAGGCAGAATGAGAGGACAGGGAGAAAAGACTATATTTGAGGATGACTTAGCACTATAATTATGAAAGCAGAAGATATAATAGAAGGTCTCAATAAACATATTGAGATAAGGAGAAGTGAGAGGGGAATTGAGAATGTAGGACATATTGTATTACAGAGGGAAATAATACCTCACTCCTCATTCAAAATTTATAAGATTTACAAGTACACTCTTTGGTTCACTAAGAGAGGTAAATCTTATAAAGTAATAACAGTACAACATATTGCTAAGGTTCCTGATGGTCAGGAAGAGAATATGCTAAGAGAGATGAATATCATGTTGAGCACATCAATATTCAATTGGATAGGCTCTGATTTTTATGAAGCAGTTATAAAGGGAGGATATAATGGAGTTTCAGAAAATACCAATGAATAAATATCAAACTGAGCTAACTGAGGAATTGGTTAATAGCCTCCCTCAAGAAGTTCAAGACCAATTGTTTGATATTATAAATAATGTAGAGTTTGTCAAGAGATTGATAAGTCCTACAAGAGAACATGCCAAGGATAGACCAAGAGATGATAGAGGTAGAATCATTGTGGACTTGGCTAATCCTCATATATTAGAAGATATGGACTATTTCAGACCATCTGCTATACATTATGAGAAGTATGGTACATTTACTAACCTTAGACCTAATGCCAACCCTAATAGTGAGTATGGTAAGTGGGTGAGAGAGGAAAGGAGAAGAATCTGGGATGGTTATGTAAGGGAAAGTGATGGAGAATGGGTTACAGGCTATATGTATTGGTTCCTTAATTATTCTCCTATGATGCTCTCTAAGATTAGAGAGTATAGGGATAAGAATGGTAAGAAGAGAAAGTCCAAGAGAGCTGATAGAGTAGAGGCACTGCCTGAATGTTGGGAAGGTATTTATTGGAGATTCCATTGCTTAGACCAAGCATCAAATGGAGGTTTATACAATAACTTTGAAGGAGGTCAGCATATGGCTGAGCTTGCCTCCAGAGGTAAAGGTAAGTCATATAGTCTTGCATCCATACTTAACCACATCTTTGTAGTGGGTGAAAATGAGGAAGCACATGAGAAAGTAAAGGGTATAGTGACTGCTTATCAGAAAGAGTACCTTACTAAGGATGGTGTCCTTAACAAGTTTGTGGACATGGCTAATTTCTGTGCAACCAATACCCAGTTTCCAAGAAAGAGATTAAAGAACTCTTTACAGGAAATGACATGGATAATGGGGTATAAGGATGTAGACCTTGATATTGAAAGAGGTACTCAAAATACAGTACTTGGAGTATCATCTAAGGATGATGAGTCTAAGTTGAGAGGTAAAAGAGCTGCTAAGATTCTTATTGAAGAGTTTGGTACATTCCCAAGATTAGTTGATTTGTATAATGTGCTTTTACCTTCAGTACAGGAAGGTGATATTGTCTTTGGACAAATCTATATGTTAGGTACTGCTGGTGATAATGAGTCAGACTTTGCTGGTGCTCAGGAAATCATGTATAACCCTAAAGGTTATAATATGTATGCTTTACCTAATGTATTTGATAAGTACAACCAAGGTAAACCTTACTTTGTATTCTTCTTTCCTGGCTATGTAAATAGGAAGGGATGCTATAATGAGAATGGTGTGTCTGATGTGATTAAGGCTCTTATTGAGATTCTTATGAATAGGTACAGAGTAAAGTACAATTCTACTGACCCTAATACTATCATTAAGACCATTGCTGAGGTTCCTATTACTCCTGCTGAGGCTATTGTTAAGACAGGTGTAAATATGTTCCCTGTAGCTGACTTGACTGAGAGGATAGGTCAATTGGATGCTAATCCTACAGAGTATGATAATGTATATGTAGGTGATTTGGTATTTAATAAAGATGGTCAAGTAGAGTACAAACCTACCTCTGCTACACCTATTAGGGATTTCCCACATAAGGATAATAAGATAGAGGGTGCTATTGAGATATACCAAATGCCTGAGATTGATAAGAATACAGGCAAGCCATATAATGATAGATATATATTAGGTGCTGACCCTTATGATGATGATGAATCAAATACTATGTCTTTAGGTTCTATATTTGTACTGGATTTATGGACAGATAGAATAGTAGCTGAATACACTGGAAGACCATCTTTTGCTGATGATTACTATGAGATTTGTAGAAAGCTTTGTCTATTCTACAATGGTAGGCTAAACTATGAGTACAATAAAAAAGGTCTATTTTCTCACTTCTCGACAAGAAATAGTCTGTATCTTCTTACAGATGTTCTTGATTTCTTAAAGGAAAGACAGATGATGAAGGATGGCTATGGTAACAAGTCAAAAGGTACTAATGCCTCTCCTGCCATCAATGCTTATGCAAGGAGTAGATTGAGAAGCTGGCTATTAGCTCCAGTTCCTATTATGCAAACTATTGATGGAGAAGAGAAAGAGGTGATGGTCCCAAGACTATTTACTGTAAGGAACAGGGCACTACTGAAAGAGCTTATTAATTATAACTCTGAAGGTAACTTCGATAGAATATCTGCTATGGGTATGCTGATGCTTTTAAGAGAGGATAGGATGATAAGATACCAAGGAGATGTTAGTAAAGAGAAGCAGGAGAGAGCCAATAATAATTATGATGGTAATGACCCATTCTTCAAGAGGAACTATGACTTTAGGTTTAGGCAGTAAATTTAGTAAAAATGAAGACTGGTGGTTAATAAATTACTTATATACTTGCATGGGTCAAGGATTTTACTTACCTTTGCACAGTAATTAAATTGAAGTATATGGGATATGAAATGATAAATTTGCCTCCACAGCAACTTCCCTTCAGTAAGAAAAATAGAAAATGGAGAGCTGCTCACTTGGATTGGGCAGACAGTAAGACCTTCTTCAATTATAGCTTAGTTAGAAAATCTGTAATACATAAGAAAATTAACTATGACTTGCTCAATGGTAAACTGCACATGAGTGACCTTGAGATGATACTGAATCCTGAAAAGCTACAGGCAGGTTTCATACCTGATAGGATTCAACACTATCCTATTATGAATAGTAAGTTGAATGTGCTTAGAGGTGAGGAAAGTAAAAGAGTCTTTGACTTCAAGGTAGTAGTTACTAACCCTAATGCCATTACAGAAATAGAGAATAACAAGAAGCAAGAATTACTACAGAAGCTACAAGAGTGGGTATCTAATACTTCTCAGTCAGAAGAAGAGGCTAATCAGGAGCTTGAAAAGATAAATGACTATTACAGCTATGAGTGGCAGGATATGAGGGAAATAAGGGCAAATGCCCTATTAAACCATTATGTAAAGGAATTAAATATCCCTCTAATGTTCAACCAAGGCTTCATGGATGCAATGACAGTTGGTGAAGAGATTTATCAATGTGATATTGTAGGGGGTGAGCCTACTATTGAAAGATTGAATCCACTCAAAGTAAGAATCTTTAAGTCAGGATATAGCAATAAGATTGAGGATGCAGACATGATAATCCTTGAAGATTATTGGAGTCCAGGCAAAGTTATTGATACTTACTATGATGTATTGACAAAGAAAGACATGGAGTATATAGAGAAAATGCCTGACCATGTAGGTCAAGCTGCTACAGACTCTATGGATAATATTGATGAGAGATATGGCTTTGTCAATAATCACATGATAGGGGATGAAATAAGTACAGAGGGGTTCTTTTGGGACCCATTAGGAGAATATGATGGAGTTAATAACTCACTTCTTCCTTATGATGTTGCAGGAAACTTAAGAGTACTTAGAGTATATTGGAAGTCAAGAAGAAAGATTAAGAAGGTAAGAAGTTATGACCCTCAGACAGGTGAAGAAGTATTCAACTTCTACCCAGAAACCTATGTAATAGATAAGGATGCTGGAGAGGAAGAGCAGATATTCTACATTAATGAAGCATGGGAAGGAACTAAGATTGGTACTGATATTTATGTCAATATGAGACCAAGAGTAGTTCAATATAATAGATTGAGTAACCCTTCAAGATGTCACTTTGGTATTGTGGGAAGTATCTATAACCTTAATGACAACAGACCATTCAGCTTGGTAGATATGATGAAGCCATATAACTATTTGTATGATGCAATACATGATAGGCTAAACAAGCTGATAGCAAGAAACTGGGGTTCATTGGTGAGATTAGATTTTGCCAAGAAACCTAAAGGATGGGATGTAGAGAAGTGGTTATACTATGCAAAGACTATGGGTCTTGCAGTAGAAGACAGCTTCAATGAAGGTAATGTAGGTGCAGCTACAGGTAAACTTGCAGGCGCATTAAACAATGCTTCCACTGGTGTAATTACAGCTTCTGATGGTAATCAGATACAGCAATACATTAATCTTCTTGAGTTTATCAAGATGGAGATGGCAGAAGTTGCTGGTATTACCAAGCAGAGGGAGGGTCAAGTAAGTAACAGAGAGACTGTAGGTGGAGTAGAAAGAGCAACACTACAATCTTCCCACATCACAGAGTGGCTATTTGTAGTACATGAAGATGTCAAGAAGAGAGCATTAGAGTGCTTACTTGAAACAGCTAAGATAGCATTAAGAGGCAGAAGTAAGAAGTTCCAGTATATCTTGTCTGATAATTCAATGAGAGTTATGGAAATAGATGGTGATGAATTTGCAGAAGCTGATTATGGTCTTGTGGTGGATAATAGCAATGGAATACAAGAATTAAACTCAAAACTTGATACCCTTGCACAGGCAGCTCTTCAGAATCAGACTCTATCATTCTCAACTATTATGAAGCTATTCAGCTCATCTTCACTTGCTGAGAAGCAAAGACTTGTTGAAAAGGATGAAAGAAGTATCCAAGAGAGACAAGCCCAAGCACAGCAACAACAGTTGCAAGTACAGCAGCAAGAGATAGAACAGAAGGCTCAAATGGAACAGGCTAAGATGCAGCAAGAAGATACTCTTAATCAAAGAGATAATGAGACTAAGATTCTTATTGCACAAATGAATGCCTATGCTAAACAAAATGAAGATGATGGTATAATAGAACCTGAATATTCACAAGAAGCTAAGGATAAGCTACTAGAATCAATGAGACAATTTGATGAGAGAATTAAGCTTGATAGAGAGAGATTAGAGTTTGATAAAGATAAGGCAAGGTCTGATGCAAAACTTAAAGAAAAGCAGATAAACAAAACAACTCAAAAATCAAATAAATGAGAAGATTTAGAGATATTGTAGAAGATATTAAAGCACCTAGTACCCAAAGCTTATGGCTTAATAATAATGAATTAAAAGTATATGGAGCTAAAGGGTGGACTTCCTTAAATGATACTTCTGAAGATAGGCAGGAACTCGAAGAAAAAGTAGATAGCTTAGATAAAGAAGTAGGTCAAATAAAGAAGGAATTATCAGTATTTGGTTCTGAACAGGGTGTGGTTGAACTGGAGATAGGCAATTCAGCAGAAATAAAAATGGCTAATCTTAATAAACTAAAAACTATACAAACTAATGACCATACATTCTTTACTGATATAAATTATGGATATGGTACTGCATCTTGGCTACCCTCTACTGGAGGTAATGCTCTTATTATAACAGATGAGGGACATGTAGTAAAATATTCAATATCAGTAGATGGTGAAGTAAGCAAGATTAGTGAGTTTACCCTAAAGGATAATTCTTATACCTTACCTGCTGCTACCAAAACTACATTAGGAGGCATTAAGGCAGGTATAAACATAGTTGATATTGCCGATGTTGATAGTGCTACAGCACCACAAGTAGCTGGAGTGGTAAATACTTTGCTTAATCAATTGAGAGTATCAGGAATATTAATTTCATAAAAAAAAAATGAAGATTGTAAAAGATATAATGATTAGTATATCTGAGCCTCCTGTAAATAATGTAGGGTGGCTAAAGCCATTATCAAATGGGACTTTTATGTTATTCTTTTTCAGTGATAAAGGGTGGATTCCTATAGAATCATCAAGAGAATTGAAATTCCAATACATACAAGAGGTTCCAGATATAATAATTGAAATTCAATAATAATATGGGAAAAATAAAGAAAATCTTAGAAAATGAATTAGTAGGAGGTACTCAAAGTACTGATGTATATCCTGTTACTTCTACTAAAGCTGTTTATGATAAGAGTAATAAAAGGCTTGATAATATTATAGCTGAGTTATCAGCAGAAATAATACCACTTTCTATACCAACCTCATTGATGGACTTAGCATCTATGAAAAGGCATAATGGTGTATTGTCATACAATACACCTTGTAATTGGTTTCATACGAATGAACCAACCACATTCAACCATATAGTTTTGACAGTAAAGGGGGGTGATTCTATTTTTATACAAGACAATGGTAGTGGTGCTTATATGGGATTTCTCAAATCATACGATGTGGCAGAGAATAATGTTGTTGAATTTAGTGATACAGATGGCTATAATGTGAGATTATCAACAAAGTCTATTGGTAAAAAGTATATTGTTCCATCGGATGTTCATTATTTTGTACTCTGCACTCGCTATAATTCTGCAAGTGATATTGTGCTAAAACAATTCACATACAATGGCACTAATCTCTTAAATTCTAAGGCTCAAGCAATAGAGGATAATACCCATAGGATAGAAAATGTTAGCAAGGAGATAGAAAATGTTAGCAAGGAGATAGAAAATGTTAGCAAGGAGATGCAGGGTGCCAATAAAGGTTGGCAAACTGAATATGCAGGTGCATTGGTATCTTCAGGCAAGTGGGGACAGACAACAAATGCCAACTTTACTCATATTGTTTTGTTGGTTGCTCCGAATCAAAAGGTGTCTATTGTAAAGACTGCTGATGGTGGTTATCTTGGATTTCTTCGCAGTTATAATGTAGTCAAAAATGAGAAGGCTGACTTCTCAAATGCAGATGGTTTCACAGGTGTTCTGGGAATCAGAACTCAAGAGTTCATTGTCCCATCAGATGTTAAATATCTTGTAATTGATAAAAAGTATGGAGAAGGTATTGAAGCACAATTTAATGTCAAGATAGATGGTAAACCACCAATAGAACTATCACTCAGTCAAAGAATATATGACAACTTAAATAGTATAACTTTGATGCAAAGAACAAGATTGCAGAATGGCATCAATGTGGCATACTCCTCCATTGGGATTGCACCAATAAATACTGCGGAGCATTTTATTACGGCTGCAAAACTTGGATTCAATGCACTAAAGACAGATGTGGCGGTTACAAGTGACAATGTATTGGTATGTTGCCATGATAATGGATTTACCTTTGATGATAATGGTCGTATCACCAATTATAATAGTGCAAATAATACTCCTATCAACAATATGACTTGGGAGCAAATATCACAACTTGAATATGCCGCCAATTATGACACATTGGGGCATTATGCAAAGGTGTGTACGATAGAGGAATATCTAAAGATATGTCTTGAGTTTAGCAAGATTCCATATATCACTATTCGTGGTACTATAAGGAATCCTATGCAGTTTGATGTTGTGTTGCCAAAGGTCATAAAGTTGCTTGAAAAGTATAACTTGCTATATACGGCAATCTTAAATAAGTTTGATACAAGTAAGGAGTTATGTCAAAAGATTCGTGACTATAACAAGGATGTCAATATATGCTACACATTATATAACAATCTTACGATTGATGATGTGGACTTTATCAATTCATTAGGAAATGCTTGTATTGCGATAAATTATAACTTTAATACTACAGCAACAGAAGCCATTGAATATGCTAAGTCACTAGGTATTCCAGTAATGGCACATGGAGTGTATAATGAAATTCAATACAAAGAGGCTATTTCAAAAGGTCTTTTAGGTGGACACATAGGTTGTCCTATATTGCCATATTCACAGCAAGTTATTGAGTTACAACTTGAAGTAAGTGGTGGCAAGGTAACTAGCACTATACCACTCAGCAGATTAGAGGGTGCAAAGTATGATGCAGTTATATCTTATGACTCAGAAACACTTATTGCCACTATCAGCAATGTGTCTTTGAAAGGTTCTAAGATGCCTTTTGCTGATGGACTAATGCCTTTGTGGATGAATAAGCTTCCATATACAATGGATGTCAAGAGTGCTTATGGACATGAGCAATCAAAGAAACAAGAAATATGGTGGGTGAAAGCAGAGTCTGCTATCAAGGTCAAAATGGCTGCTAATGATGACTTAGCATACATTACAATACTTGTATAATTTGTAGAATAACTTGGTAAATGAAGCAAAGAAAATTTATGGAAAAGAAAACTAAGTTATTATTAGTTTGTATATTTATAATATTTGTAAGTATAGTAATAGCATTTCAAAGAAATACTATTACTACCTTACAAAGAAATCTTAATTATACAAAGAACAATGAAAAGGCTTTGTTATATGAGAATAGTAACATTAAATCTACAAATAGAGTATTAGAGTTTAATATAGAACAACTTAATTATTATAATGATTCTTTAAATATTAAGCTTAATAACATTAGGAAAGAATTAAAGATAAAGAGTAAAGATTTAAAGCAAATGCAGTATTTACTATCAGAAGCCTCTAAAAAAGATACTCTAGTATTTAGGGATACTTTATTTAAAGATTCTTTTGTTGCTGTTGATACTTTATTAGGAGATAAATGGTATAATATTAAATTAAGCTTAAAATTTCCGAATACTGTAATAACAGAGCCTAAATTTACCAGTGAGAAATATGTAATAATGAACTATAAGAGGGAGACTATTGACCCACCTAAGAAATGCTTTATTGCAAGATGGTTTCAGAAGAAACATAAAGTAGTAGAAGTAGAAGTTCTTGAGAAGAACCCCTATATTGAAAACAAGCAACAAAGATTTATTGAAATTGTAAAGTAACTATTATGATTGATGTAGGTATTTTAATTACTGGTACTGTGGGTCTTGCTGCAACTGTAGTTAGTGGCTGGACATCATGGTTCTTTGCAAGAAAGAAGTATGATAGTGAGGTTGATAATAACCTCATAAATAATATGAAAGAATCATTAGACTTTTATGAGAAGCTCTCTACTGATAATAGAGAGAGATTGGAAGAGGTACTAAAAAGAAATGCAGAGTTAGAGCAGGAAGTGGGGGAACTTAGAAAACAGATGTTTAACCTTATGAGTTCCATATGTACTGACCTTACCTGCCAATTAAGAAAGAGAAACTTAAACCTTTTTAATGAGCATGGAGTTAATAGTGGACAGAAAATGGAAGAAGCAGAGCTACACTATAAGTAATCTTACTATTGATGGAAAGTGGTTCTGCAATGTGCTTGAAGATGCTGATAGGGGGCTTGACAGTTCTATGAGCATAGCTAAGATTAGGGAGCTGAAGAAGCCCTCAATTACAGCTATACCAAGAGGTACTTATGAGATTACCTTGGATATAATTTCTCCTAAGTACTGCACTAATAGTTTCTACAAGCAAGTATGTAATGGTAAAGTACCAAGACTACTTAATGTAAAGGGATTTGAAGGCATACTTATTCATGCTGGTAATACTGATAAAGACTCAGCAGGATGCCTATTAGTAGGTGTCAATAAAGTTAAGGGTCAAGTAATAAACAGCAAAGAAACTTTCAAGGAGCTATACAAACTCCTTAAAGACAAATATGATAAAGGTGAAAAAATAACCATTAAAATCTTATAACTATGGCAAAGAAATGTGGTTGTAAAGGAAAAGGTAAAACTAAGAAAGGGAAATAATTATGGCAAGAAGAACAGGTAGAGCAAAGCCTATGACTCCTAAAGCAGGAGTTACTAAAACTCATAGGAGATATAGTTGTGGAGGCAAGCTTAAAAAGTAAAGCATTGTATAAGACAGGATTGATACTACTCAAGATGATACCAATGTTGTTGGCATTATGCTGTCTATGTAATTCAATCCTGTCTTATTTTAATTTGGATGTTTATGTGTTAAGCTATATAGGAGGGATTTCTGTAATTCCATTAGTATTTCTATATTTGGCTTCATATATGTTTAGATTCTGTGAATATCATAGAATATTCTTACATTATATAGCAGTAACTTGGATGATTAATATTTATGATTATTACTATATACTGCCTCTAAGCAATCTGAACTACTTATGCCTGCAAATGATAATAGCAGGTATTTCATTGTTTATAATATTATACTTATATGTTAAGAGTCATAAGAAGCCTACTATTAAAGATAGTAGATGATATTGATGCAGGTAATTCAAATATAACTGAGGGAGAAGCCCTTGAAATAGTAGATAGTTTGAAGAGATTTACTGACAAGGAGAAGAGATTGAGCAAGTATGCAGCTTGTGAATATTTGAATGTTAGTAGAGCAACTTTTAATAACTATGTTAGAGAAGGAAAATTACCAAGAGGTAAGCATGAGATAGGTTTCAAAGAATTAAGTTGGTCTAAGAAAGAATTGGATGAGTTTGTCAAGAAGTGTAGAGATAGCACTCTCTTGCGCAGCAAGAAGCACTCTCTTGCCTAGTAATATGCCTATTGAGAACTTATAATATAATACTTAGGAGGAGAAAATATGATAACCCAAAAGAAGATAATAATACCTATATTTAATTATAAACTCACTATAGTCATATTTGACAAGTGGGAGGAGTTAGGAAGATTCTTGCCCGAAGAAGAAATGAAGCAGGAAGCCAAAGCTATAACCATAAATCAATATGGAGCATCTCTTGTAGCTATCAATTCTAAGAGGGGAAGTAGCATCATCCATGAAGCTGAGCATATAAAGAACTCTATATGGAGATATATAGGATATACTCCTCAAGAAGATAATGATGAGGTGGATGCTTACCTTATAACCTACATATATGACAAGATAACAAGTGTATTCTATAAACATGATAGAGCAGCCAAATAAGGCTGCTTTTTTTTTCTCTCTCTTTTAGCAACACATTACTAAGTTAAAGCCCTGTATATCAATATGATATGTGGGGCTTTAGCATTGATAGGCATCCTGAGAAATATTACTTACCTTTGTACCTGTAAGCTTACAATAAGAGAGATAAAACAATAACTAATTTCAAAAATTGCTACTATGGAAATAATTGAGAAGCAAGTAGAAAAGGTAAAGGAAGTTCCTACTGATGCTGATGTATATGTTGCAATCAACTCTCAGTACCATGACTATGCAGAACTGTTTAAGAATTGGTTTGGTGATGGTATAGAACAGAAAATAGTTGAATCTGCTATTGTATTCTGGTTTAAGGATGCAGATTGCAAAGCTGAAAACAAGGTAGTAGAATATCTTGGAGAATACTAATAAGGTAAGGGTAAGAGATAATCTTACCCTTTCTTTTTGCTTATACTACAAGTATTCTATTTAAATAAACAAAGTATTTTATTTATTATATTGTAGGTATGCAAAACTTTATTTACCTTTGCACTGTTTAAGAACAAAAAGGTAGAAGAGTATGGAAGAAGAACTTAGCTTAGATAACATCTTAGGAGCAGAGGAGATTGAGAATCTGTTTGTAGAAGATGATGAGACACAGGATACCCCACCTGCAAATGGGGAGCCTCCTAAGGAGGAGCCAAACAAGGATAAAGAAGAAACTACTGAGGTTGTTGATGTAGATAACTTGTTTACTGATACACCAGAGGGCGTAGGTAGTGGAAAAGAAAATACAGAGGAAAAGGAAGATACCACTCCTAAAGGGGATGGCACTTCTCCCAAAAACTTCTACTCTTCCATTGCCAAAGCCTTGAAAGAGGAAGGTATCTTCCCAGACCTTGATGATGAGGGCTTATCTAAGGTTAAAGACCCTGAAGACTTTAGAGATTTAATTGACCAACAGATAAAGGCAGGTCTTGATGAAAGACAGAAAAGAATTGATGAAGCCTTGAATGCTGGAGTTGAACCTACAGAGATTAAAAAGTATGAGAATACTATAAACTTCCTTGATTCTATTAAGGAAGAGAGTATCTCTGATGAAAGTGATAAAGGAGAAAGACTTAGAAAAGACCTAATTTATCAAGACTTTATCAATAGAGGTTATAGTAAGGAAAGGGCTACAAGAGAAGTACAAAAGTCTTTCAATGCTGGTACTGATATTGATGATGCAAAAGAGGCTTTGAAGAGTAATATTGACTACTTCAGAGATAAGTATGATGAGCTTATTAATGATGCTAAGTCAGAAGCAGAAGAGGAGGAGAAAGAAAGGAAAGGACAGGCTGAAAAACTTAAATCCTCAATCCTTAATGACAAGGATGTGTTTGGGGATTTATCAGTGGATAAATCTACAAGACAGAGGATTTATGATAATATAGCTAAGCCTGTGTATAAAGACCCAGAGACAGGAGAGTACTTTACTGCCATCCAAAAGTATGAAATGGAGAACAGAACAGACTTCCTAAAGAACATTGGGTTACTTTTCACACTAACTGATGGCTTTAAGAACCTTGATGGTTTGGTGAAAGGTAAAGTAAAGAAAGAAGTAAAGAAAGGTCTTAGAGAGCTGGAACATACTCTCAACAACACATCAAGAACCTCAGATGGTAATCTAAAGTTTGTTAGTGGAGTTGATGAGGACCCTGAATCCTTTATTGGTAAAGGATGGAACCTCGACATCTAAGCCTATAATATAGAGTAAAATAACTGATAAATTTAAGTAAAAATGGCTGGAAAATTAGGCAAGTTTCAAATGGTAGGCTTCCAACACTGGAAGGGTCTTACTAAGGAAAACCACCTTGGTTCTATCTTTCAGTTAGCTCCACAGAAGGCTACAAACCTAATGGTGCAACTGTTGGCTTATTACAGAGGAAAGACACTTGACACATTCCTAAATCAATTCCCAACAAGAGAGTTTGAGGATGATAATGAATACTACTGGGATGTTATTGGTTCTTCAAGGAGAAACATTCCTCTTGTAGAGGCAAGAGATGAGAATGGTACTGTTGTTACAGATGCCAGTGGTATGGTTGGAGTAGGCACTGCTCCTTTTTATTTAGTATTCCCTGAGGATTGGTTTGCTGATGGTGAATACATTGTAGGTAATCTGAATGAAATCTATCAGTTCAGAATACTTGGAGACCCTAGAATTGAGGGTACTAATGCAGTATATAAGGTAGAGCTTGCTGGTGGTAATACAGCAGGTGTTCCTGCTGAAAGATTGCTTGCAGGTGAAAGATTCTCAGTTGAAGCTGCATTTGTTGAGAAGGAACTTTCAAGAAAGGTTGGTGATGTAAGATTTACAAGCCCTGTTTCTGTGAGAAATGAGTGGTCTGTAGTAAGAATCCAACACAAGGTTCCAGGCTCTATGTTGAACAAGAAGCTGGCTGTAGGTATTCCTATTGTTAAGGAAACTGAAGGTAGATATACTAGGTCAGTTGCTACAATGTGGATACACAATGTAGATTGGGAAGTAGAACAGCAATTCTCTGAGTACAAGAATAATGCACTTGCATTTGGTAGAAGCAACAGAAATGCCAATGGTGAGTACATGAACTTTGGTAAATCTGGTAATGTTATTAAGACAGGTGCTGGTCTATTTGAGCAGATGGAGGTTGCTAATACTATGTATTACAACACATTCAGCTTGAAGCTTCTTGAAGATGCTCTATATGAGCTTTCTGCTTCTAAGTTAGACTTTGGAGATAGATACTTCTTGATTAAGACTGGTGAAAGAGGTGCTATCCAATTCCACAAGGAAGTATTAAAAACAGTATCAGGTTGGACACAATTTGTTCTTGACAACAGCTCTATTGGTGTTGTTCAAAAGACTCAATCTAAGTTGCACCAAAACTCATTGAGTGCTGGTTTCCAATTTGTTGAGTATAAGGCTCCTAATGGTGTTAGAGTTAAGATTGATGTAGACCCATTCTATGATGACCCAGTAAGAAACAAGATACTCCATCCAAATGGAGGTGTTGCATTCTCTTACAGATATGATATTATGTACATTGGTACTATGGACCAGCCTAATATCTTTAAGTGTAAGATTAAGGGTGACAATGAGTACAGAGGTTATCAATGGGGTCTAAGAAACCCATTCACAGGTCAAAAGGGTAATCCTTACATGTCATTTGATGAGGATTCTGCTGTAATTCACAGAATGGCTACTCTTGGCATCTGTGTTCTTGACCCAACAAGAACTATGTCACTAATCCCTGCAATTCTACAGGGCTAATGATAAAAGGGGAGTAGGATAAACTCCTACTTCCCTATTTTATTTCAATAAGTTAAGGAGAAGATATGGCAGAAAAGAAAATGGAAGAGAAGGTGGACTATACTGTACCTGACTTTGATATAGACAATGCAGAGATTCCACTACAGGAAGTACCAAAAGAAGAGGCTACTGTAAAAAGCCCTAAGAAAACACAAAAGGAAGTAGAGGTATCTAATGATGCCTTAATTAGCTGTCTGAGAAATGAGAGAATTATTGTAAGACATGTACCTAAACTAACAGGTATGTGGGGCAATAACCCTAAGCATGTATTGTCAGGAGGTATGGCAGAAGGTGCAGTTAGAACATTTGTAGTACCAAGATTATCTTCAGGCATGTTTGTAAATGTCCTTACAGACAAGGAAAAAGCATTCCTTGAGGAAATAATGGGACTTGAATACAATGCTCTAAGTGTCTATAAGAAGATAGACAACTTCTGGGATGATTCCAATGAGAATGGTATTAATAAGGTAAGGTTGACAAAGCAGGATAACTACTTCAATCTATCTGACCCAGAGGATTATATCAGATATAAGATACTATTAGCCAACAAGGATTATATTGCTCCCTCATTGCAGGCATTGCAAGATACTCCCAAAGCTACTTACCAGTTTGTTATCATTTCTGAGGGTGAAGAGACTAAGGTTGCTAAAAACAATATGAGCACTACAATGATGTGCTATAAAGAGTTTGGTAAAATTGAGGATGATGTTGATACATTAAGAGTTATTGTTGAGACCATTGATGGTAGACCTACGTCACAGACTGCTAAACTTGAGTTTTTACAGACTAAGGTTAATAGCTTGATACAGGCTGATAGCAAGATATTCTTGAAGGTTATTACTGACCCAATGCTTTCTACAAAGGTTCTTGTCAAGAGAGCTATAGAGGCAGGTCTGATTTCTAATAGGGGCAATTACCTATACTTGAGAAAGGATAATACTCCACTTTGTGAGGCTAATGAAGAGCCTACATTGAATGTAGCAGCTAAATACTTAAACTCTCCTAAGCATCAAGAAGTTAAGTTTGCTTTGGAAGCTAAGCTGAAGTAAGAAAAATAGTATGACAACACAGGAATTTTCTAATGAATTTGATGTTCTGTATAACAACATAATGAGCAATCAAGCTCCGGGTCTTGATGAGTATGAGAAATCTGTTTTCCTAACTAAGGCTCAGTTGGAGATATTGAAGAATTACTTCAATCCTAAGGGCAATAAGTATGGACAGGGATTTGATGAGAATGCTAAGAGACAGATAGATTTCTCTACTCTCATAACTGTGACCAAACCATTACAGTATGCTCCTACTGGAGACTATGTTAAGTTTGATGATAGAAGTCAGCTTTATAAAATGCCATCAGATATTCTACTTGTGTTGAATGAGACAGGCATTAATACTGTAGATAAAGTTAAGAGGTTGATTAGTATAGTTCCTATAAATTATGAAGAGTATGCAAGACTTATGTCCAAGCCTTGGAAACAACCCTTAAAGAATCAAGGTTGGAGACTATTCCAATCTACTGGTGGAGTAGATTATATTTCTGAGGTAGTTATTAAATATAATAGCACTTTGACTGATTACAAGATTAGGTATGTAAGAAGACCAAAGCCTATTATACTTGCAAATCTGGCTGATGAGTATTCTAATATATCTATTGAAGGATTAAATAATATCACAGAATGTGAATTAGACCCTATTCTTCACCCAGAAATTCTTCAAAGAGCAGTAGAGCTTGCAAAGTCTGCTTATACAGGAGACTTAAAGAGTAGTGTAGAACTTGGTCAAAGAACTGAATAATGACAACTGAAGAATTTTCTAATGAGTTTGACACCTTACTGAATAGCTATTCTACTATAGAGGCACCTGGAAAGACACCCAGCACTATTGAGCTTGATGAGTATGAGAAATCTGTATTTCTCACTAATGCTCAAGAAGAGATAGTGATAGGTATGTATAATGGTAAGAATCCATTTGGAGACTCATTTGAGAGGACTGAGGAAATCAGAAGATACTTGAGTGACCTAATAAAGACTTACATAACTACTGATAAGAAGGTAGGACATACAGGATTATCCAAATCCTCTGTATTCTTTGAATTACCTAATGACTTGTGGTTCATAACTTATGAAGCAGTTAATTTGAAGGATGATAGATTAGGATGTATGAGTGGTGAAGACATCTCTGTAATACCAATTACTCAGGATGAGTACCATAGAATAAGAAAGAATCCTTTCAGGGATTCTAATGAAAGGAGAGCTTTAAGGCTTGATTTGAGTGGTAAAGTAGTAGAGATAGTATCAAAATATAATGTGGAGAGGTATCTTGTTAGATACCTTTCAAGACCTGCCCCCATTATATTAACTGATTTGACAGATAATCTGTCAATCAATGGCATAAATGTAAAAACAGAATGTGAATTGAACCCTGTAATACATAGAGCTATACTTGAGAGAGCAGTAAAACTTGCCATCATAAGTAGAGTTCCAAGTACAGGAAAAGAATAAAATGATTGGCTACATATACAAGTTTGAAAATAAAATAAATGGGAAAATTTATATAGGCAAAACCAAGAATATTAAAGAAAGAATTCCTATTAAGCAATTTTCAAAAGATGGTGTATTTATTAAGCAGTGGTCGTCTATAACTGAAGCTGCAAGATATTACAATTTACCTAAATCATGTATAAGTAGAGTATGTAAAAATGAAAGAAAATCCTGTGGAGGATTTATCTGGAAATATTGTTAAACTAAATAATTATAATTATGAGTGTTTTTTCGACAAATCAAGTAAGACAGCTTTATGTAGCAAAGGAACTAAAGAGTCCTCGTGTACTTGCATCAGATACTGCTGGCTCTATTGCAGTAAAGAATGATACTGCAAAGAATCATCTGTACTTTGAATATAAGGGTGCTGACAACTTGATGAGAAGTGACCTAATTGACGTCAAGAATATCCTTTATGCTAAGGCTACTGATGCTGATGCTATGGCACATGAATTGAAGTCAGTTACTGTAACTCTTGACACCAATGTTAATGGTGGTGCTCCTGTAGCTGGACAGGATTATATCCTAAGGATTGTATTCAAGCAGTATGTAGGTATGTCTGATGAGGACCAATACTTCAAGTATGGTATGGTACATGCTTATGCAGGTATGACAGCTTCAGATTTCTATAAGAAGCTAGCTCTATCACTAGCTAAGAACTTTAGTAGAGAGGTAGTTCCCCTTGTTAAATTTATCTTGACAGATTCAGGTGATGAGGCAGTTCCTGTTGATGCTACTACAAAGGAAAGCTCTTTAACTGGAACTTATAAGGCACTTGTTATTGATGAGGTTGAACAGCCTTGGAGACTTGGTATTATGGAGCAAACTCCTGTATATTTCACAGTACAGCCTACTACAATTACTGTAAATGGTGATGAGAGAATTTGGGGTAAGGTGGAAGATACTGAGCCTGAGGGTACTGTTACTAATGGCAAGAAGATTGCAGACCTTGAGTACTTCTGCATGGGTGAGAGAGGTGATATTTATAGAGGAGTTGGATTCCCTAACAATATTCCTACTACTTACCTTGTAGACCCAACTGTTAAGTATAATGTGATTGACATCCACTATGCTTATGTAGGTAGCAATGAGTCAGTTCAAAAGTCTGAAAAGACAATTACTCTTGTAGTACCAAAGGTAGGAGCAAATAATCAAGTTAGCAATAAACTTGCTAATGATATTATTAAGGCAATTAATACTGCTACAGGTTTGTCTATAGCTACTCTTAGTGAAGCAGCAGGATAAAATAAACTGATAAGGGAGGCTATTAAGTCTCCCTTCTTTTATATATAAACATTTGATTATGGTACAATTTCAGGAATTGAGAATAACCCCTGATGGGCAAAAGCTGATTATAGATGTATCTGTCAAGGACTTAGAGTATTACACAAATGTATATCTTGATACTATACAGATAGATACTCAAAATACCTTTGTTGAATCTGGTCCAAGTAGTAAAGTTGTATATACAGAAGTTGTGGAAGGAAATACTAAGTCAGTCAGATTAGAACTGGGAACAGGAGACCTATTACCAGCTCTTAATGACAATCTTTTCTTTGTGTATATTAGGACTAAGGGTACACCTGCTGCAAATACTCCTTGTGGGATGGATAATATTACTACATTAGGAGTTGTATTTAACCTTTATCCTCTGTACCAACACACCTTTAGTTACATTAAAGAATTGGGAGATACTTGCTCCATTCCTAAGAATTTCATCAACTACATACTTCAATACAAGGCATTTGAACTTGCTGTAAAGACAGGTCATTATACTGAGGCTATAAAGTATTGGAAGAGATTCTTTATGGGAATAAAGGATTCAGTGATAACCTCTAATTGTGGATGCTATGGACAAGGTACTTAATGAATCATTTACAAGATATTTCAATGTCCTATCAAAGTTAGGATATATGAGTTATTCAGAAGTAGATAAGTTATTAGTGTTGATATTCATATATGATTTACTTGAGAGTGATTGCAAGTCCTTTATAACAGAAGGAGAGTACAGAATCATAGACAATACCTTATATTGTCTGTATGGTTCTACCTGTTTAATACCTTATCCAGAGTATATAGCAAATACTTCAATCTCTTGTACAGGCAAGTCAGTATAATTATTACATTAATACTTCTGACATAAAAATAGTAAAATCCTTGTGTAACTGATAATAATTACTTATCTTTGCACAAGGATTTTTAGTTATAGTAAATAATGATATTATGAGTACATATAAAGAATTAACCTACATGGTACTTGATGAGTTGAAACTGTACTCAGATGATGCCTCATATACAGAAGAGCATGTAATGTTTCTACTTGATAAGTATAGGGCATTCTTACTGAAACAGAGATATTCAGATGTAAAGAAGCAGATACCTGAGAGTAACTATCAGACTATATGCTTGGATTTAATTGAGGTACCTGCTATATCAGGTGAGCCTTGTGAAGGTGGTTCTTATCTAAGAAGTAAGGAGAAGATACCTTTCCTAATGAAGATAGGCAATCCCAAGGTATATCCAGTTGATTATTATCAAGGGGAAATTACTTATGTAAGTAGAGAAAGGATGAGATATGTGGGATATAATAAGTATCTGAAAAATATCATCTATGCTTCTATTGGTCCAGATAATTACCTATACTTTAAGTCTTTCAATCCACAGTACTTGTATCTTGAAAAGGCAAGAATGACAGGTATATTTGAAGACCCACAGGCTGCATCAGGATTGCAGTGTCCTAATGAGAATGGTGATACAGTATGTGATGTATTAGATAGAGAGTTCCCTATTGAGGATGCTCTTATACCTCCTATGATTGAGCTTGTAGTCAAGGAATTATTAGGTGCTGAATACAGACCTAAGGATGATGCTAATGATGCAAAAGATGGGTTATCAGAAGTAGCAACTAAATAGTGAGTTATGGAGTCTTGTCAAGAAGAGGAGAATAAAGGATTGGTTGATTTCCTAAACTCCATTAAAAAAGTGAATGAGCCAAGAGTTCATAAGGTTAGAGGTTCCTATGGTGTATATGATGCCTATAAGTGGATAAGAAAGAATAGCTGGCTTAATATAGGAAAATGTCTTACAGAACATGAGTTCTACAGCATTATAAGGAAAGTTAATGACTACCTAGCTGATAGTTTCCTTCATGGTAATGATATTAAGTTACCACATAGAATGGGCAGAATAGAGCTAAGGAAATATGATGTGAGAATTAGTTTTGATGGTGAAAAAGTTAAGACTAACCTACCTATAGACTGGGATAAAACTCTTAAACTATGGTATGAAGATGAGGAAGCCTATAAGGAAAAAACACTGGTTAAAGTGGAGGAAAAAGAAATTTTTAAAGTCTACTATAATAAGCAGTTAGCAGACTATAATAATCAGGTCTTCTATGAATTTAATGTCAATAGAGACCTGAAGAAGAGATTAAAACAAAGAATAAAAGAAGGGAAGATAGATGCTTTCAAGATATAATTATGGTAAAAGAATATAACTACATAAATATAAGAGAGGTTCTGAGTAGAGTATTAAGACATCCTCTTCTTCAAGATGTGACCCTTGAGCAAGCTGTACAATATACCATTGACTTTATTGGTATATTTGGTATGCCAAAGTTATATCAAGATAAGGAGAAAGTACTTCATATAGAGGACTTTAGAGCAAAATTGCCATGTGACCTAATATCTATCAATCAGATTAAGGAATGTAAGACTGGTGTATGTCTTAGAAGTATGACAGATAATTTCATGCCAAGAGAACACTATGATAGAAGTACTGGCTACAAGACATCACAAGAGTTATCCTTCAAAACACAAGGACAAGTACTATATGTGTCCTTCAAGACAGGGGATGTATCAGTGTCCTATAAGGCAATTCCAGTAGATAAGGATGGATTCCCACTACTTATTGACAACCCTGTATTTCTGAAAGCACTTGAGGCATATATCAAGAGAGAGGCATTTACTATTCTATTTGATATGGGTAAGATTGCTCCTGCTGTACTACAGAATACTCAGCAACAATATGCTTGGTTAGCTGGTCAATTGCAGAGTGAATTTACTATTCCATCACAGTCTGAGATGGAGAGTATATCAAGAATGTGGAATACACTTGTACAAAGAACAAGTGAATTTAATAATGGATTTTCATCTCTTGGTAATAAGGAATACATTAAATTACAATAACTATGCAGAAAGTTGTACAATTCAAAACAAAAGGAATGCAGAGGGACTTATCAGCTTCTGCATTTAACTCTGGATATTCTTATGAGAATAAGAATATTAGAGTAATGCCAACTGATGAGAGTACTCTGCTTAGTTTGATAAATGAGAGAGGAAATAAGAAATCAAATATAGCAGGTGTAGGAGATTATATTAAAGGCATTCCTATTGGACAAGCTGTGATTAACAATGAGTTAATTATATTTACATGTGGAGATAAGTCTATTTTGGATGCTGATGTAGAAGCAGAAGAACTATCCATTAATGACATAACAACAAAGGAAGAAGTAGTTGATATTGACTATCCATTTGAAGATAGAATTTACAAGCTGTGGTTTAATAATGGTGCATTAACTGGAAAGAGATTATTTAGGGGGGATTTAGGATTCAATTATAAGCATCCTATAGAAACTATCTCATTCTATGAGAATACTGATATTAGAAAGGTATATTGGACAGATGGATTGAATCAGCCAAGAGTAATTAACATAGCTGCTGCATCTGATGTAGTAAGCAAGTGGAATACTGATTCATTCAACTTTGTAAGAACACTTAGTCTTAATGAGAAAGTAACTATTGAAAGAAATATTGTAGCCAATGGTAGTTTTGCTCCTGGGGTTATACAATATGCTTTTACTTACTTCAATAAGTATGGTCAAGAGAGTAACATCTTCTATACTTCTCCACTTTACTACATCTCATATAATAATAGAGGTGCAAGTCCTGAGAATAAAGTAAGTAATAGTTTCAATATAGAGGTGACTAATGTAGATAAGAGATTTGACTACATCAGAATATATTCAATACATAGAGCAAGCATAAATGCAACTCCAGATGTTAGGAGAGTTGTAGATTTAGCTCCTCCTACAGGAAGGTCAAAATATAAGCTTAGTAGTTATGAGATTAATCTTCCAGCTAATAAGATGACTATGTGTAGGATAGGTAGTGGTGCTGAAAAGACACTTAACCAATATGAGCCTTCTCATTCAGGGTCAAACTATAAATCTTGGACATTTGATACTAATGAATATTATGGTATAAACTTTGGAGGTGACTACCTGACTTGGAGTACAGGCACATCATTCATTATTACTATTATCAATGGTAATAGGGCAAGTATGCAATTGGCTAATAGTGGGGATATGAATGGTGCTCTTAGTATAGCTAAAGTCACTTACACTGACAATGGCTCATCAGGAGATTCAGTAGACCCTACTGAGTTATTGTATATAGGAGGTGAAGAAGTAGTATTTGGCACAATGACTCAAAAGGACAATACTCTGTTCCTTGGAGACATTGAGACAAAGAGGAAAACTCTTGACTCTACTATTAGAAGCTACTTCAAAGGTAAGAGCATTACCTTCTCTACCTATAATAAGAGTATAAGTTCTCCAGAAGCCAAGGGCTATTATCCTTATAGTAACCAACTCAAGATGAACTCTTATCAGTTTAAGACATTCAAATACCTTGAGTATTACAGATTTGGTATTCAAGCACAGCATTATACAGGTAAATGGTCTGAACCTATATGGATTAATGATGTTAGAAATACTGTACATATAGATACTACTTTCTATAGTTCCAATAATATTGGTTTACCTGTAGCAGAGTTTACATTAGATGATAGTACTATTATCAGTAGGCTCCTTAACAATGGATATGTTAGGATAAGACCTGTTGTAGTATATCCTACTATTAATGATAGAGAGGCTGTATGTCAGGGTATATTATGTCCTACTGTGTATAATATATCTGATAGATTTGGTAACTCACCATTTGCACAATCATCTTGGTTTACGAGACCTAATGCACCATTTGATGAATATAAAGCCTTCCATTATCATCAAAATGATGAGGGTGCTTGGAGTGGAGACTGGGCAGGATTAGGACAATACTTAGGAAATCCATCTGCATATTCAAGGGCAGGCATCATGTCTAATAACAGGACTATAGTTACTTTAGGAGAAACACAGTACAATATTGATGTAGTTAATAAGGGAGCTTGGGCTGAGTTTAGACATAATAGACCTATTCCAGGCAATAGTAATAGAAATGCAGAAATCCAATGTATTTGGAATCCTCCTTCTGGTCCTTATGTTAATGACACTGCAACTGACTCAGATGTTGCAAGTTGGGTATCTAATAATGCAGAAAATTACTACATTGACCAATCAATACTGACTTTCCACTCACCTGACATTGAATTTGATAATGAAGTAAGAAGTATTGATACATCAGGATTGAAACTAAGGATAGTAGGTATGGTTCCCCTAACTGCATTTGCCTCAGATGTTGATATTCAAACTTCTACTCCTGTTAATAACTTCTATGATAGTTCAGAGTTGCCTGCTGGATTCTATAAAGAGCCTGTTGGTGTAGAGAATAATTTTAGTCATGATGGGCTTGGGGCACATCTTGGTAATTCTCACTTTGGGTGGAGAGGATTAATTTCTGGGGCATTCTGGTTTGATGAATTAACTGCATACAAGAAAGATACAGGCAATACCAGTCACTATACTACTGGATTTGTTGTATATCCTTGGCACAGAAATGGCTCACTTAATAACACTAAGTTTGCTACTGATGGGTATAGGTCAGCTATGCTTGACAAGAAGAAGATGTCTAATATGAGGTATTCATATAAGTCAGTCTACTTGGATTCAGGTAATATATGGAAGGCTTATGTGAGTGGTAATGGTACAAGAACTGGTATATCAGGAGTTGCAGTATTTGATTCTAATGAAGTATCACTTGTTAGATTACCTGCACAAGAAAACTCAGGTCTTACAGATATTAACTACTATGGTAATGTAGACAAGCTTCTTACTATCTCAAGAATTGGTGATAAGAAGGATGGTTATCCTATTATGACTACTGGAGTTCAAAGTGCAGAGACTAATGCACATACCTTATTTAGTGGTAATTATATGCAGGTAGATAGTAAATTTACTGACCAAATTACAGGTACTGACCCTGTTAGAATCAAGTATAAGTCTACTCCTCATGCTGTGTTAGCTCTAAACTATACTACATCAGGTGCTCAGAGGATATTACCTACTATCAAGGATGGTGATTATAATGATACTTGGTTTGTAAATGTACAGAATACAAGTGCTCCAAGTGGACAACACATGTATTGGGATAAATCAGGAAGTACTAAGAGTGTATCACAAGATACTATTATTACTGGTGCCCCAAGGGGTCCTATATCTGCTGTATCGAGTATTCAACATGGATGGCTGTGGTTAGGAGAATTGTATAATGATAGTGTACAGAACAGGTTTGGTGGTCAGACAGAAGAAGCCTTTGAGAATAATACATGGCTGCCTTGTGGAGACCCAATTTCTCTTGTAGATACTAACAATAGAGTCAAGAGTAGTATTACTATCAGGTGGGAAGAAGGTGATACCTATTTCCAAAGATATGACCATATCAAGACCTATCCTTTCACCCTTGAAGACCAGAATGCAGTAACTGATATTGTATCATTCATGTGTGAAACAAGGGTAAATATTGATGGTAGATATGATAGAAATAGAGGACAGACAAGTAATTTCTCAATTACTCCTGAGAACTTTAACTTGATGAATGATGTATATTCTCAACCTAATAATTTCTTCAACTATAGGACAATTAATCCAAACAAGTTGAACTTGGATAACTTCCATAATTCAATTACTTGGACTAAGACTAAAACTGCTGGAGAGTTAATAGATACTTGGACTAACATTACTCTTGCATCTACTCTTGACCTTGATGGAGATAAGGGAAGTGTAAGGGCACTAAGAAGGTTTAATAATAATATACTTGCCTTCCAAGATAGAGGTATCAGCCAAATCCTGTATAATGAGAATATGCAGATTTCCTCTACTGATGGAGTCCCTATTGAGATTGCAAATAGTGGAAAGGTTAATGGTAAGAGATATATCTCTGATAGAATAGGATGTACTAATAAATGGTCCATGTGTGAAACATCTAATGGTATTTACTTTATAGATGACATCACAAAAGGTATATTCTTATTCAATGGTCAGTTGGATAATCTATCTGATAAATTAGGTTTCCACTCTTGGATTAACAGAGCTTCTGATAGTATAGATATATGGAACCCAGTAGACTTTGATGGATTTGTTACCTACTATGATAAGGTTAATGGTGATGTATTCTTCATCAGTAAAGAGGAGTGTTTAGCATTCTCTGAGCCATTAGGTCAATTCAGCTCATTCTATAGTTATGAGAGGATGCCTTACTTTACTAACCTTGAAGACAGGGGAATTGCTCTTAATGTTGAAGGTACAGGTACATTGTATAGACCTTGGTTGCATAATGAAGGAGACTATAATATGTTCTTCGGAGTATATCAACCATTCTATACTACTGTAATAGCTAACCCAGATATGCCTGTAGACAAGATATTCAATAACCTTGAGTTCAGGTCAGATAGCTGGGATAAGAATGGTAATCTACTTAATACAACATTTGATACTCTAACTGTGTGGAATGAATATCAACAAGGTACTTCTACTCTAAATAATATCTTAGGAAGACCTTCCGACCTAAAGAGAAAGTTTAGAATTTGGAGAGCTAATATACCAAGGGCTAATGCTGCTGGTTCTACTAAGAAAGGTAGAGATAGAATGAGGAATCCTTGGTTATATATCAAGCTATCTATGGAGGAAGAGAATGTAAACAAAACTGTATTGCATGATATGATTGTGCATTACTTTGAGTAATAATAGGAGGGAAGGTAAGTTTATTACTTATCTTCCCTTTACTTTTTGGATAATATCCTTGTATAATTCAAATACTTTGTTTATCTTTGCAAACAAATTAGTATGATATGGCTAAAAGAAAAGTTATAAGAAAGTCTAATAGACCATTTACATATAACCCCCATTACTATGCTTGGGGTGGTGATTTCAAGAATGCTTTAGGTGGAACTAAGCCTTTTGACTTGAAAGGTACTTTCAGTGGTGGCAATGTTGCTGGTATGCTGAAAGGAGGCTTGGCAAGTGGCATAGGTAGTGCAGTGGGTAATATTGCAGGTGGTGCTATTGGAGGAGGACTTGAATCAGGTGCAGGTAGTGCAATTAGTAATATTGGTGGCACCATAGGTGGTGCAGTAAGTACAGTTAATCCTGTACTTGGAGGCATTATATCTGCTGGTACTGGTATTATTGGGGGTCTTACAAATAGAATGTTTGGCTCCAAGTTAAATAAAGAGAAAATTGCTGAAGTTGAAGGAAGCAACAAGGCTATAAATACTGTTATGGTAGATAACAGCAGTACTGATTCTATAGAAGACCAATGGGCTAATCAAGATTTTGGAGCAGATTTCTCTAAATCAGATATTGGTAAAGATGGTTGGTTCAGCAATAAGGCTAAAAACAAATATAAGGAACTAAAGAAACAACAAGATATAGCAAGAAATAGAGCATTAACTTCTTATGAGAATGCAGCAGATGCAGCAGATACTCAGTCTGACCTTAATGCTATGGCAAGCTTTGCTGCCTTTGGTGGTCCTCTTGGTATATGGGGAGGATATGGAAATGGGGCAATAGACTATGAGTTAGCTAAAGAGAACTTGAGTATTAAGGCTCTTAATGCTGCAAATAAAGGCAGATTGACTTCATTACCTAACTCATTTGAATCTCCAGAGTTGAATACATTTGCTGACGGAGGTAAGATATATATTAAACCCTCTAAAAAAGGAACCTTCACAGCAGCAGCTAAGAAGCATGGAAAGTCTGTACAATCATTTGCTTCACAGGTATTAGCTAATAAGGAAAATTATTCTCCTGCTATGGTTAAGAAAGCTAACTTTGCAAGAAATGCAAGTAAATGGAAACACGCAGATGGTGGACCTCTTAAAAAGGGAAGATATGAAGATTGGTACAAAACAGTTCCTGCTGATAGGAATGATACTACTTCTTATAATCTTAAAAGAGCTTATGAATTAGCTCCTTATGATGAGCTTGAAGCATGGAGAACTTCTTCTATTAGAGACTTAAATGAGGGTAAAAACCATCTTAGAAGTGTTTATCTTAATCCTAATACAGGAGTATATGAGTTTATGAAATCTAAAAATCATCCAACTTTACATTTTGAGACTGACTGGTATAATAGTAATGACCCAGAAGCAGTTAAATTCAGAAAGGATTATGATTTAGACATGTCTGGAGATTACTACAAATATGTTCCAAAGAAAAAAGCCTTTGGAGGAAATTTACTTACTCATGGTGCTGAGTGGGATAATGGTCTCAGAGTAATTGGAAATGGTGGAACTCATGAGGAGAATCCAATGGAAGGTGTACCTATGGGAATGGATGCAGAAGGGACTCCTAACCTTGTAGAGCAAGGAGAGGTAATCTTCAATGATTATGTATTCAGTAACAGAATGTTTGCTGATGGTGGTCTATTGGAGAGCTTTAATCTTCCTAAATCCTATGATGGTTATTCATTTGCTGCAATAGCAGAGAAATTAGGTGATGAATCAAAGGAGAGACCTAATGACCCAATAAGTAAGAGAGGACTCCTAAGTTCTATGTCCAGACTACAACAAGCCCAAGAGACTGTAAGGCAACAGGCTCAAGGGGGTCAAGAAGGAATACAATATGCTCATGGTGGTAGAATGGGTACATTATTTGATGGCTATGGGTCAGATACTAATTTCTTAAAAGCTTCACATTTAGGAGTACCTATAGAGGATATACAAACAGCAGAATCTACTATTGATAAAGAAACTAATGATAAACCTAATGATAAAAAACTTAGCCTTACTGCACTAAGATATGCTCCTGTAGTAGGTGCTGCAATAGGATTAGGTCAGAATTTATTCAGTAGACCAGATTATACAAGTGCAGATACAATACTTGAAGCAGCTAATCAAGCAGGTAATTATACTCCAATAGGTTATACTCCAATAGGTAACTACTTACAATATAGACCCTTTGACAGGAACTTCTATTTGAACAAGCTCAATGCACAAGCAGGTGCTACAAGAAGGGCTATTATGAATACTACAAGCCCCTCAAGAAATGCAGCCTTACTTGCAGCAGACTATAATGCACAGGGCAGGTTAGGAGACCTTGCAAGACAAGCTGAAGAGTATAACTTGGCACAAAGACAAGCTGTTGAAACCTTTAATAGAGGTACTAATCAAGCTAATGCTGAGATGGGACTCAAGGCTGCAATGGCAAATCAAGAAGCTGCATTAAAGGCAAGAAGTTCAAGACTAAGTGGTGTTGCACAGGCTATGGCAGTAAGAGATGCTGTTGATGCAAGAAGAGGTGCAAGTATGAGTGCTAACCTTACTAACTTCTTTAATTCTCTTGGAGATATTGGTAGAGAAGAGTATAGCAGAAATATGATTATGAGTAATCCTGCACTATACTACTCTATTGATAGCAAGGGTAATGTTACATATAAGAATGGGTATGAAAGCCTTAGTGAAGCAGAGAAGAAAGAAGTAAGAGATGCTGCCAATAAAGCTAAGGGGAAAAAGAAAGCTAAGGGTGGTTATTTAACTATTAAGAAGAAGTAATATGGCTAATTATAGTTTAGTAATAAATTCACAATTCAAGCCATTCTCTTATCAAGAGATGCTGGCTCCAACCTTGATGGCTACTCAGGCTCATCAAGAGTTGGAGAACCAGTATGGAGAACTTGCTACTAAAGCAAGTGTATGGGAGGAAATGGCTAATGAACAGACTGACCCTTATGCCTACAAGATGTATAAGACTTATGCAAATGACCTTGAAGCACAAGCAGGTCAGTTAGCAAGGGAAGGACTTAATGCTGCAAGTAGAAGAGATATGCTTAATATGAGAGCAAGGTACAGTAAGGAGATAACTCCTATTGAGCAAGCCTATGCAACAAGACAGAAACAAGCAGAGCAGCAACAACAAGCACTTCTTCAAGACCCAACATTGATGCTAAGTAGAAAAGCCTCAACTACAAGTCTTGATGATTATATAAAGAACCCACAGTTAGCTTATGAAGCATATTCAGGTAAGTTAATTACTGCACAGGCTGCAAGTGCTGCATCTGCATTGGCTAAGGAAATGCAAGAGCAACCAAGAAAATGGAGAAGCATCTTAGGTAATTCATATTATGAGACTATGATGCAGAAAGGCTTTAGTTCTCAAGCAGTATTACAGGCTATACAGGATAATCCTAATGCTGCTCCTCAACTTACAAGGATTGTTGAAGATGCCATTAATTCAAGTGGTGTTAGAAATTGGGGAGACCAAGCTACTATTGCAAGAGCTATTGACTATGCTAAACAAGGTCTATGGAGTGCAGTTGGTGAGACTCAATACCAGACTCTTGATAATTGGAGGGCTAAAATGGCTGCTCAAGAGGCTATGCAGATTAGGGCAGAGAAAAGAGCTGCTGCAAGAAAGGCAGCAGAGCAGAAACAAGCTCAACTGAATAATCTTGCTATCAATCCTCTGAATATCTACAGTAGTAGAGAGTTAAGTAAGGATGAGAAGAAGTATAAGGATATTTTAAAGAACTATTCTAAATATTTTTATAGGGATGCTAATGGAAGAATAAGGATGACTTGGAAAGGATGGCAGGAGTATAATAGAAATGCTACACCAAGAGTAAGTATATCTGCTTCAGGCAGTGGTACTGCAAGATTAATGAATGCTGAAACTCAGATACAGAGTGAAAGAAAGTTTACTCCTACTGGATTTAGAACATTCATGGATAGTATAGGTGCTAAGAATGTTAAAGGATGGCAACCAGGTAATTTAGGAAATGTGTGGGGTAGATATATTACTGATAGTCCAGCAGCAAAAACTTCAAGGTATGATGCTACAAGAGTTACTGAGTATGATTATCCCATTGCAGGTACTCAACAGGGTGATATGAAAGATGCTATTATGACTGCTGGTAGAGGATTAAGTCTGAAAGAAGTAGATTATGATAGCAAGTCTAAGAAATTCAAGGATACAGGTGAGGAAATCACTATGGAAAACTTGAAGAGTGATAAGTACAAAGTAACTGCTACAAGATTCAGTCCTTATGGTACTACTGTAATGATACAAGATGACAAGGGTAATGTAAGAAGATATAGAATGCCTGCTGGTATCAATACAACTAATGAACAGAATAGGGATAGGGCAATGACTGCTGCAAACCAATGGCAACAGGTAGTTAGTACAGGTCAATATACTGATGCAAGAGGTAATGTACATCAGGCTACTCCAGATGAGATTACTTATGCACAGCAACAATATGCTAATTCTATACAGGAAGCTTACTTATACCATTCTCAATTAGGAGTACAGAATAAGACAAAAGAACAAGAGTTTAATCCTTATGGATATTAAGATATGGCAAAAGAAACTAAAGTAAAGGATATAGATATTACTAAGAGTGGTCCAATGACTTTCAGAGATTTGCAAAAAGCAAATCAAGAGCCATACACTAACCTTAGTCCTGAGTTTAAGTCATTCAGTATGAATGTAGGAGCAAATACTGCTCCTACATCACTGTATGATGCAAGGGCACATGGTGAGCAAATGGTACAATCATCCTTAGAGGGAACTGCTACACCTTGGGGTGAAAGTATGTTTGATGAACCTACTGCAACTGAAGCACAGTTTCAGGAATTAGGAGATATAAGAGCTGAGAACCAACCTTGGTATGCACAGATAGGAGCAGGTCTTGCTAAGGGTGTTATACTTGCAGGTACTACTTTCCTTGATGGTACTCTAGGTTTAGTACTTGGAGCTGGTACTGCAATAAATGAAGGTAGGTGGTCTGGTCTTTGGGATAATGACTTCTCTAAGGCTATGCAATCTTTTAATGAATGGTCTGAAGAAGCATTACCTAACTATTACACAAAGGCAGAACAAGAACAACCTTGGTATGAAAATATCTTCACTGCCAATTTCTTAGGTGATAAATTTATCAAGAACTTAGGTTTTACAGTAGGTGCTTTCTATAGTGGTGGGGTTACTGCTGCTGGATTAAAACTAACTAAGTTACCTCAACTTATTGGTGCTATTGCCAAGTCTTCAAAGGCTCCAGCAATAGTTACTTCAGCAGTAGGAGCTGTTACTTCAGCAGTGAATGAGGGTAGAATTGAAGCACTCAACAATAGTAAGGATTGGTTTGAACTACATAAAGCACAGCTTGATGACAGCCTAAGAGAAAGGTTAAATGCAATACAGGCTGAGTATGAAGCCAATGCAGGAAAGCAATTTGTAAGAAGTGGTACAGAAGGTAATCAGTTTGTAGACCCAGCTTATGTGAAGTATCAAAATGCTATTGCAAAGGAGAGAGAAGCATATAATGCAGCACTTGGTAAATTGAATGAAGATAGACTGAAGATGGGTAATGCAGACTTGCTTATGAATATACCTATCCTTACTGCATCTAATATAATCCAGTTTGGAAAGATGTATGCTAATGGATTCAAGACTGCAAGAAAGGCTACTAATATAGTAGGTAGGGCTGGAGAATATACTGCTGGTACTACAAGATTAGGTGCTACTGCTGCAATAACAAAAGGTGCATTATCTGAAGGTACTGAGGAAATTACTCAAGGTATGGCTAGTAGAATATCAGGTAATTATTACTCTACTGATGTAAATAACTTCTATAAATCAAAGACTGACCCAGAAGCTGCACAAGAAACTTTGAGTTGGACTAAATCATTTGCTGAGGGAATTAATGAGACAGTAAATGATGGCTCTGCATGGGAAGAGTTTTTCATAGGCTCTCTTACAGGTGCTTTAGGTATGCCAAAATTTAGAGGAATTAGAAGTGAGTCAGGTTCACTACAATCTCCTATTACTATTGAAGGTGGTGCCATAAATGAGTGGAGAGAGTACAGTGAGAAGATAGCAAGGGAAAATGAGATTGCTAACTACATGAATAGTAGGGTAAACTCTCCTGAATTTAAGAACTACTATCAAGGTCTTATCAGGCACAATAAGTATCAGAATGATATGAACAGGGCTGCTGAGGAAGGTGATGAGTTCAACTTTAAAAATGCAGAACATGCTCAATTGGTATCTGATATTGCCATGTTTGATAACGCAGGTAGAATGGAAGACCTTACTACCTTAATTGATGCAGCTTTTGACACATCAGATGAAAACCTTGCTTCTATTGTAGAGAATACTACAACTACTCTTGAAGATGGTTCTAAGGTAGGTCCATTTGTTGATAAGAATGGCAATCCTATGTATGCTACTCCAGAAGGCAAGCAGGAAATGATAAAGAAGTTACAGGAGAACCATAATGAAATGACCAATACTATCAACAATTATCTGAAGATAAAGGATGAACTTGATATTAAGACAGGTCAGCAATTATCAGATGACCAGCTTGAAGAATTGACATGGATGAAGTCTCAGATAGGCAACTGGGCTGAAAGGGCAACAGCTATGTCTGGAGAGGTAAAGTCAGCTATTGGTGATGTAATAGGTAACTTAGATTCACTTCTTAGATTCAATCAGCAAGTCAGAGACTTTGAAGGTCAATCTCATGCTGATTTAACTGATAGATATAAACAAGCAAATAAGAATGTAAAAGCCATTGAAGGTGCTATCAACACTCTTAATATGGTTAGAGGTCAGGATGATAAGGTACTGGCTCATACATTAGCAACTAATCCTAAGTTTGTAGATGGTCTTATCAAGGAAATTAATGAGGTAGATGAAACTGTACTTAGTGCAGATGAGAAAGCAGATATTACAACTAAACTGAATGATATTGTCAAGTTAGGCAATGCTTCAAAGACATATAATGCCAAGCTAAAAGAGTATCTTGAGAGTCCTCAAAAGCAAGCAGAAGACCATGCAAGAGCTGATGAGCAAGCTGCACAACAAGAGACTAAGAAAAAGTCTGATGACTTGAAAGCATCTTTAAATGCTGCACAGAACTTGCAAGAGTTCAGAAGTACAATAGATGCCCAAGATGATACAGAGAATAGAGATAGAGTCCTAAAAGAACTTGAGGATGAAGGTAGTGAAATGGCTAAGAACTACAGAGAAACTTCACAATACAATAATGAAGTGAGAAGAGTTCTTAATGAGTCAGATGCAGAACCACAGGCTAAGCAAGATGCTATGAAACTCCTTCAAGACCAGTTCAGTAACTCTGAAAATCTTGAACAATTAGCTAATCCTAACTCAATCTATATCAATAATGAGAATGCCTTTGATGAGGATTCTGAGGGTGATGTTGAGTTGTCTGCAACAAGATTCCAAGAAGCTCAGTATGAACTTCAGAAGGCTATGTCTAAGGTCAATAATGACAATAAGTTTAAGGATAGATTCTCACCTGAATATAAGAAGCCTGTAGAAAAGAGAGAGGGAACTGTAAGAGGTGATGATAGGGCTGCTACAGGAGATAGTGGTACATCTACTACTCCTACTGTAACAAGTAGTGAGAATTTACCTACAACAGAATTGCCTGTAGGCAATATAACTGCTGAAATGGTTAATGAGGAGAATAAGAAAGCCAATGAAAGGGTAGAAACTCCACAAAGACCAAGTAGAGATACTTCCAATCAATTCTATAGACCTGCTATACCTGAACTGCATGTAGAGGCAAGCAAGGAAGGAGATTTTAGACCATTTGATATTGTAGTAGGTGAGAGAGAAAAGGGTGTAGACTTCTCTGGTATTTATGGCTATCTAAGAGATAGTGGAGCATTTAGATACCTAAATGAAGGTAACTTAAAAGCAGGTGATGAACTTGGCTTTATGATTGACCCTTCATTCAATGACCACACTATATTTATTATAGATAAAAGGAATGGTCAGGTAGTAGGTAGTTTAGATGAATCTGACTATAGTGTCTCAAGGTATGAGGGTCTGAAGGGTCTTGAAGAGAAGATAAGAAGAGAGTATGCTCAGAGAGGCTCTCAACCATCTACTGTAATTAATTATACTGAGAATACTGATACACCAAAGGATGAGTTAATTCATATTACTAATACAAGTGATGGACTTTCTCATATAGGAGAACTTAAAGAGTGGTCTAAGAAAGTCGGAGATGTTAGAAAGGAATCTGATGGCTGGGGTACTTACAATGGTCTTACTTATTATAAACAATCCCAAAAAGGAGGTAGAGGTGGAGACAATATCACTATATGGTTTAAAACAAAGCCTTCTAAGGGTGTTGAGCTTAATTTACAACAAGCTATAGATTCTTCTAAGAGGCTAGATGAGTTAGGGGACAAAATAGCAGCCTTGATAAGAGCTTTTTCAGTAACTCCAAAAACTCAATCTAAAGGTAAATTCATAGCTACTCCTACTACAAGAGTATCTAAGATAATGGTAGGTAGAGTTCCTTATGGTAATACTGAAAGAAGTCTTAAAGATATTCCTAATGTATCTTCAACTGATAGAAAGCCTATCTTTGGTATTATAAAGAATGGTGTTCTTACTACTAATGGTAAGATTGATGACAGTCTTATCATCAAGCCAGTGGATATGAGTCAAAAGGAGGGTAGATTATATCTGCTTATACCTAATGGAGCTGGTAAGTACTCTCCTGTTGCTGTAAGAGTTAAGCACTTCAATAATGAAGAGTTTAATCTGAATGATAGTAGTGTGAACTCTACTCCTGTTGGGGAAGATATAAAGAATGCCATTACTAAGTTATCAACTGCTACATCACAAGATGATGTATCTGCTGCTATGCAAGACTTGGCACAAGACTTGTATATGCAAGATGTTATGGTTACTTGGTTTAGTAGTAAGGCAGGTGATGGTATTGTTATCAGTAAGAAGGTAAGAAAGCCAGATGGTACTTATGAGAAAGTAACCATTAATGGAAAGGAACAAATCAAGGAGGATAAGTATGATGTATATTTCTCTACAAGTAGTAAGAGTGCAGAGATTGGAGGTATAAACTTTGATGTGACTGCTCTTGAAGACTTGGGAGATACAAGTGCATTAGGTACTCCTAAGAATCCTGAGGATATATACAATGAAATACTTGGACACCTTATCAAGTTCAATCTTCCTTTACAGGTCAGCACAAGAAGAATAAATGAAGGTGCATACAACAATAGATTGATAAACTCTAATATCCTTACTTCAAATATTACTGAGGCTTCAGTAAGAAGTACTTGGTTTACAACTGACTACTTTGATAATGAAGGTAATCTGCATCAGGCTATAAGCCCAGCTTCTGTAGCTCCTCAACCTAAGAGGAAAGTAGAGACTCCTGTAGGTGGTACTGAAGGTGCTATAAGTGGTACAAGAATAATATCTGTATTCTCAAACAAGCCATACTATGTGGACTTAAAGACTAATACTATTAGGGATGAGCAAGGTAAAAGTGTAACAATTACTAATGATAATAGAATATTACTTGATTTAGCTTGGGCACAAGATAACTTTGGGGATTCTACTAACTCTTCAATGATGGTAGATAACAAGGTTCTTACTCCTGATGGTAAAGTACTTGACAGAAGTAAGCAAGTATATCTCAGTGGTCAGGATGCACAAGATGTAAAGGATGCTATTGCAGGTAGAAAGAAGGAAAGAGAGGATAGAGTTGCCAAGTCTAAGGAGGTTGTCAGTGAAATATATGAGAACCAAAAGAGAGTAGACAAGACAAGAACTGATGGTGAGTTCTATTATGTTCTTGAAGATGATGGTGAATATCACCAATATAGTAGAGTACATAGTAGATTAGGCTCTAATTGGATAGTATCTGACAAGCAGACAAAGGCTCTTGAATTAGCAAGACTTAATCTTAGCAAGTTTGTAGATAATCCTACTCAGTATGAGAACTATCTGAAATACTTGGAGAACAAGTTCAAGGCAGACTTGACTGCTTACAGAGGTAAGACTGATGCCAAGAGTAGAGATACTATTGTGAATATAGTAAGAGACAAGATGTCTGGTACTAATTCACAAAGGGCACTTGATGCTGGTTCAGCAGTAGATAGTATCATTAGACAGTATTTTACTATAAGAGATGTATCTAAGATAGTAAGACCATCCAATATGTCAGAGAATGCTTTTATAGATTTGATTATCACTCTTAATAGGATTAAGTCAAACATGGAGCAAATAGGAGAGAGATTCCTTGCTGACAATATTGTATTGTTCCAGAAATATCCTGATGGTACAAGAGTCGCAGGTGAAGTTGATATTCTTTCTATTGACAAGGATGGTAACTTTAGAATCTATGATGTAAAGACAAGTAGATACAGTTTCTATGACTTTAGAGATAGATATGGTCATAAAGTCAATTACTTTACTACTCCATCTGCTACTCAAAGAATGAGTACAAAGGATTACTATACTTTACAACTTTCTGCTTACAAGAACCTATTTGAATCTCAATATGGTGTACCAGTTACTAAGTTAGCTGTAATGCCATTTGTATTGAGTTATGATAAGGAGAAAGTGTCAGCAGTACAAAGTGAAAAGGGTATTCCTATTACATATAATCCTGCTGTTAATGTGCCTTTAGTAAGTGCAGTTAAAGTAGATAAACCTGTAGAAACTCCTGCAACTCCAGCACAAGCTCAGACAGTACTGCCTATCTTTGAGACTTCATTAGAGACACAGAACCCTATTGAGGACTTAACACCTGAATACAGTATGAATAATGCTGATGAGGGAGTAGGTTACTTTGAGTTGGATGGTAAGTTACATAAAGGGTATTTAACTCCTATTACAGGTATTACAGAAGTGGATGTCCATATAACCAAGGTTCCTAACATTACAAAGGGATGGGGCAAACAGGGAGAAGCAGCTCATGTAGCTTCAAATAATTACTATGCAGTATTTCCTAATGGTAAGACATTCTTACTTATAAAGAATAATCCTGTACAAGGAGGTATGAGTGAGTCTCAAGTTGAAGATTCCATTAGAAAAGCCTTATTAGGTAATCCCCAAAGAATGAAAGACTTAGCATCAGAAAAGACTATATTGTTTGACCCTGATGCAGTACCTACTGTAAGTACTACTCCTATTACTACTGTGGAAACTCCTGCAACTATTAATCAAGGTAATACCCAGACAGGTGCTGCCTATACTGCCCAAAAGGAACAGGCAATAAATGACCATGATGAAGAGTTTGAGGATGAGTTTACTTTAAGAAAGGCAAAGGATACTACAGAAACTCCTGTATGGAATCAAGAGAAAGAACTTAAATGGTTAAATAAAGTACTTCCTCAGTTAAGTGAACAAGATAGGGTAAAAGTAGTAAAAGGTCTTATTAAAGTAGGTAAGAAAGGTACTTTAGCTTGGGGTCAATTTGATAAAGGTGTAATAACATTATCTGACATAGCTGCTGAAGGTACTGCATACCATGAAGCTTTCCATGCTGTATTTAATCTCCTTCTTGACAATAGTGAAAGACAGGCACTATATGATGAAGCAAGGAAATTATATGGTGAAAAAGATAATCTTTCATTAGAAGAAGATATGGCAGAGGGATTCAGAGAGTATGTAATGGCAAGACAGAATAGAGGCTTAGGCAAGAGAATACTTGATTTCTTCAAGGAACTCTTTACCAAGGTTACTAACTGGAATAACTTCAGACCTTCTCTGATAGATTACTATAGAAGAATTAATGAGGGTAAATATGCAGATAGTACATTCAAAGTTCCTACTATCAGTGAATTGAGAGGTACTACTTCAACTACCACATCATTCAATACTTTAAGTGATTCTATGCAAGAGAATTTATTGAAGAAAGGTTGGACAGCAGAAAAGTTTGATTCAATCTCTCAAGAGGAAAGAGACCAAGCTATTAAATGTATAGCCTTTTAGTCAGTAGGATGAAATTTTTTATTAGGGAGGTAACAGAAATGTTACTTCCCTTTTATTTTGAGGAATAAAAAAAAATAAGGGGAGGAGTAGAACTTAATCTACTCACTCCCCTTTCTTATTAACAATTAACACTTAATCCTCTTTATTTATAATTCCTAATGCTAATATACATAAAGGAATACCAACAATTAATACTACTAAATATAAACCCATAATCTTATTGTTTAAAAAATGGAATACTTTCTTCTGGATGTAATCCCCTATATATAGTCTTATTCATAGGAATTAGTGGTGACTCAAACCATAGTTTTGTGGCTCTTGAATCCCCCTTAAATCTACCTGACTGGATGATGGCATCTTCACCTGCAAAAGTTTCATAGTTCATAGGATTCAATAATCCAACCATATCCAAAACATTCTCTACAGTATTAATACCAGCAGCAGGAGACTTTAAGATTTTAAGAGCCTCTCCTACCATTTGATGACCTGGAACCTGAGTACCAATTTCAGTATAAAGTCTTCTTGCTTGATACTCAATCATCTTCTGTAACCAAGGTCTATCCTTATTATCATCCCAATCCATGAGACCCAAGAATGCAGCAATAATTAAGAAGTGACCTACTTCAGTAGCAGCTCTTTTAATATTGGCTTTTTCTGTCTTTGTAAGATTATTCCAATTAGCAGCTATTGCAAATTGACCTTCCTTCAACTCTTTAGCTAATTGCCACATAAATCTTCCTGTAGTATTATAATAACCCTCTGTCCATGCTTGCAAATCATAGTTATATGTGGCAGACTTGAACCTTCTGTTAAGAGATGGCTTAATCCACTTTCTAAACATAACACCCATTCTACCTACAGCTAATCTTTGCACTGCACTTCTATCAGCCTTATTATAAATACCGTGCATTCTCTGATTTATAGCAGCAGATTTCCTACTAAATGCTATAATATCATCCCTTGTAAATGCAGAACCATCTTCCTTAGTATAACCTTGCTTTAACTGCAATTTAGCACCTAACTTCTTGTTGTTCTTATCTATAGGAACTACCTCCATAGCATCCCACAAGGAAACTATTTTACCATCAGGAGCTTTCATCTTGTAAGCATCAGCAAGTGCTAATGAAGTTCTATTCTGCATCCAATGCTCTCCAGCATTATTCATAAGGAATAAAGCAGAGGTACCAAACATTCTACTGAACCAAGTCTTTCTGTCAAAGTTTACTTCTCTAACATCAGTCTCATACTCCTGCATTACATTGAATAATTCATCCCACAAAGCAAGTTTACTTGTCTTAACTCTGTTACCTATCTCAGCTAAGTACTCTGGCAATGCTTTACCATAATTCCTATCAGCTATTAAGGTATTAGATTCATTATAGAACTCACCTGCAAAGGACTCAATTCTCATCATAATTTTACCAGTAGTAACATTTGATATACCACTTAACAGGTTTAGACCTAACATATTAAGAGAAGTAATTCTATTAACAAAGTTAGCTACCTTTCCTTTATCAATCTTGGTATTACCAAATGTACCCTCATCAGCCATATACCTACCATAGACTTGCATTTCAAAGAAATCATTCAGCCTCTGCATGAACCTTGTTTCATCACCAGATTTAGTGAGAGTAGATTCAACTTTCCTACCTACAGACTTGAACTTCTCAACCAGTGGTTTACCACCTCTTGTCTGTATAATCTCCCTCTCCTTTAGCATATCCCTACCAAGCTCAAGAACATCAATTACTTTATTCATTTCATTGAAGTCATTAGCCATAGCTGCATAAGCTGTGAGAGTAGATACTATATCAGTAGATAGGTCATTAGGACTTTCACCCTCTTTCATCTTGGTATAATAGATAGGAAGTACTTGTACCTCTTTACCTTCAAAGTCCTTTACTGTAGCTCTGTCTCCAAACTCAGTGTCATCTGTCCTTCTAATGAATTGGTCTTTAACAGCTTCCCATACTTGTGTACTACCTGACCTTACACCATCAGATGCCTTTACTCTTTCAAGTAAGTCCTTTCTGATTTTAACTGCATTAGTTAAGGTAGTGTACTTGTCAGGAAGATATGAATCAAGCTTAGCTTTTATATCCATAATCCTATTGTAGTATTCTTTCTGGGCAGAATTTAAGTTCTGATAAGCCTTATTGCCGTAGATTGATACTTTAGGTTGCTTCTTTCCATTAACTACTTCCATATTAGCATCAAACCAAGCTTGTCTCTCTTTTCTGTACTTCTCTGCATTATCTCCTACAGGATTCTTACCGTACTTTTCATTGAGGGACTTGAACATTTCCCTGACTTTCTCCTTGAATAGACCTTGGTTAATCTCAGAGATATAATTACCTGTAAGATTACCTTTACTGTCTCTTTCAAACATCCAATCAGTGTTCTTAACCCCAGCTTGCTCTAACTTAATGGTAGCAGCTTGAAGCTCCTTCATAACATTGATAGTCTCCAACCTTGCATTTTCTTTACTCTTCTTGACAGCTTGGTCCATAACTTTCAGCATATAATCTGAAGAGTCTGCCATAGAGTCAAGCCATCTGTCAAAGAAAGATATGTCCTTATCAGCTACTTTCACCAAGTCTTCAGCAGTCATAGTCTTACCCTTGAACTTGCCAAAGGGAACAGTTATACTCTCTCCCACAAAAGGCTTAATGAAATCAACAAAAAGAGGCATTGCTACATTGTTGTATCTGACAAACAAGTCTCCAAGTAGTGTAGTTGTGTTGTCTAATACTACCCTTACCCTTTGACCATATCTATTGTCTGCATATCTCTCTTCATCAATAAGAGCCTTTCTAATATCATCAGTAATATGCTTGTAACTGTACAAGTAGTTTCTGACATCTCTTAGAACACCAGCTCTCTCATTGACATTAGTAGCAGGAGTATTCTGCAACATAGTAAGCCTGTCACTTACCTTAGTAAGTTCCTCAAGAGCATTCTCAACAAAAGCATAAATACCTTCAATCTCATTGTTGTCAGCTAATTCAATATCCAATCTATCAATGAGTAACCTTTGATTAGCACTAAACTGGCTATTAGGATTTCTCTTTTCATAAATCTTCAATCTCTTCAACTCATTCTCAATGATTCCTTGAAGCAACTTTTTATCTCTTGCCACTCTCTCTGAGGTATTATAAAATACCCCACTTGAAGTAATATTGCCAATGTCAATAACCTCATCCATGCTGCCATTAAGGATTTGCTGTGCTAAAGAACCAAAGTTCTTGTCAGCCTCCTTCATGGCTCTTTGTATAGGACTTGCATTGATATTCTTAAAGAAATTCTTAACTGCTTGAATTACTCTTTGCAGTAGATTCTCATAAGGAGCAGATGGAATATTCTCACCTTGAAGAAGATGCTTTGCAAGTAGTTTACCCGCAGCTTCTTTTGCCAACTTAGCCTCATCACCATGATATAAGGTATCATAGGTGTCATAGTCCTCACCTATAATTTCTCTTGCCAATCCATTGGAAGATATATTATTGATAAGTCTTGTGACAAGTGGATTATCTCCCATAGCTTCAATGGCAAAGTGTGCAAATTCCTCAGGAAGTGCTCTCTCACCATGAATACCATTAGCAAGCCTAATCATTTCAACAAGACCATTTGCTGCATTTCTTGCAACATCAAAATCAGTTACACCATGAATACCCATTCTTCTTTCAAGGTCAGTCAAAGCACCTATCCCTATACCATGAGACTCAAGAATACCCCTCAACCTGTTATTAAGGTTTTCATTGTATTCCATCTTATCTGCATTGACAGAGTTAAGCCTGTTTCTCTTCTCAACCTTTACTCCAATGAATACTCTTGAAGATTCAGAATCTTGTATCTTGATTATATTAGCCACATAATCATCCCTATACTCTGAGTTCTGATTAAAGGCTATAGCCTTCTGTTTCAACTTCTGATAATTCTCATCATTGTTTACCCATAAGGCTGGTCTGTCCATTCCTTTTTTATAGTACCCTATTTCTCTATTAAGCCTTTCAAGTACTTTAGTCTCTGGAATGACCTTATTGAGATTAGTCTGCTTTAGCAAACTTCTCAATGTAGGCTCACTGTTTTCATCTAATGTTAATCTTGGTTGCCAGTCCTTTATGAACTGACTGCTTTTTGTGATAAGATACAGTCTTGTAGTTTCACTTCTATTGTTAGAAGTGAAGGACAGCAAGTCCTTAAATAACTTGCTGTCCACTACCTGACCATTTCTATTCTTCACCTTTGGAATAATTGCACAACTTCTTGCCATATCTTATAAACTATATAATGTTGGAGCACCACAAATACTATCACCATTCTCATCCTTATACTCTGTATTAGGTGGGATAGCTGTTACATCATCAACCTCAGGAACAGAATCATTAAGAAGAACTCCATATACCTGTTGGAAGGCATCAGTATCTACTTGTGGAATAGAATCCCAATACTCTTGAGGCATATCTTGATAGTCAGGCACAGAATCATAATCAATCTTAGCGTCCCCAAGGTCAAATCTTGACAATGTATCTGCATAAGGGTCATAATCTTTCCTATTCTTATCAATTACAGTTTCCATCTCTTCTACATCCTTGCCATATTCATATTCAATGAAGCTGTTTCTGAAGCCTAATGGTTCAATCCTTTCATAGGTTGCAACATTAGTTTGTTCAGTACCTACAGATGATAGTTTGTAATAGACATAACTTCCTCTGATTCTTCTACCTATATACTTAAAGAAGTCATAAGCAAGACCATCAGGAGTATCTATCCTTTTCTTGATAACTTTCTTATCTCCAAAAGTAGCATTATCATCAATCACAAATGTAACTTCATCCTTAACTTCATTATCCTTTCCTATGAATTGGACAGAGGCTGTATCGGGGATTTCAGGAACCAACTTCCTATTATCCAAGTGGTTATAGACATATTGGTCTACAAATTGACTATAATCATCACTTGATGACAAGAGAGTCCTCAATGTACTTATGTACTCTGGGATAGCATTTCTCACTGCCACAGGTGCCAAATGGATAAAGGTCGAAGGTCCAAATGCAAAGCCATTCCTATAATAGCTGTACCTGAATAAGTTAAGAGCAAGTTTCTGAGCTTCTGGGTTACTCATATATAATAGAGATGCCCAATCTCTCATATATCTTTCTCTCAAAGTAGGACTTAATTGACCAACATTCTTGAACACTACTGTGTCCACAGGATTATTGTCATTTGCCCTGATTACCTTAAGTCTCTTAATAAATTCAAGGTCAGCTATATCCTCATTATCTGTAACCACTCTCTTGAAGTACTCAGGGAAGTTATTGATAAAATCCTTTCTTTTATCAGAGGAAGTTACAACAATATCACCTACTTCTGAGTCAGGGTTTACAATCAATTCAGAACCAAAGAATCCATTCTTTGACATGATATAGGCAAGCAAGTCATTATAAATACTGTTCATAGTCTTTACATTCAACTTACCAGTCTTTGTCATGTCTCTAAGGTCATCAATTACAGCTCTGAATGATTCAGTATATTGAGGGAAATAAGACCCTAACATTTCTTCTGTTTTCTGTAAGCCAAGGGTATAGAAAGCCTGCAAGAAGGGAAGAGGAGCTGACAATAGTCTTTCTCTCAGAGTGTCAGGATTGTCTGATAACAGACCATCAAGTATTACATTGGCATTCTTCAATGGGAACTTGTCATTATTCTCTATTTGGTCTAACAGGTCTTTCACTTTCTGCATCTTCAACTCTGTATCTGCAATAGTAGGACCAGCAGCACCTCCTTGGGTATCAGACCTTGTAGCCTGTACTAACTGTCCTAAAGCATCAGCAGAGTTCATAACTCTCTTGAACAAATATCCAACTGCAACTTGTTTCTGATAGAACTCAATCTTCCTGAAATCAGAAGTCTGAGTCCTGTCAGTAACAGCTTCCTTAGCAAGCATTATATTGTCTGCAAGCTCTTCAATATAGAAGCTGTTATTCTTGTAGTTATCATAAGTCAAGTCATTATTAATAGCAGCCCTCTCCTTATACTTATCCAGTACTTCATCAATGATAGTATCCTTGCCTTTGCCCTCTCTACTCTCTCTAAAATAGGTCTGAGTAATCTCTTGTACAATAGGTTGCATCATTAACAAACCTATCTCAATAGGATTATAACCTAATCTTGAAAGAAGCATAGAAGCATCAGCAGTGAAAGTATTCTGATTAAGTGCTGCAAGCACAGGGTCTTTAACATTATCCACAGAAGCAGCCAAGAATCCAGCATTATTCTTTGAGATAAATTCCTTGTCACCATTCATAATATCATGTAAAGATGTAAGTCTCTTTCCATTCAATACAAATGAGCCATTTTCTTCATCCAAAGCTAACTGAGTATGTTGCATCAAAGCATGGTTTGCATTATGGTTAGCATAAATACCAATCAACTTAGCACCAGTCATGTTCTGTTGATGCAGCATTACTTGAGTTCTTGGTGATAATGGGTCCATCTTGACCTTTGTTTTCTCTGCCAACTTATCAAGAGTATCAAGGTCTAAGTCAAATAGGTATGAAGCAATAGACTTGGGATAAGACTTTCCACCTTTCTGTACAGTCTTATTAAGTTCTACACCTACATCCTTTAATGCTTGAGCCAAGTCACTCTCATAAGAATCATTGAGAATAGTCATTATTCTTGCAGACTTCTTCTGATAATCAAAACCACCTGGGTTAAGAATCTTTGAAGCTGTATCTGCATTAGTTAGGACTCCATACATCATATCTATCAGCAAATTATTTCTTGCCTCAAGACTATTCTCCTGTGGAGACTTGTTGAAGTTATAGTTTACCTTGCTTATAATAGGCTTGGCAAGTCTGTACTTCTCTTTATTCTCCTTGAACCATTCCTTGAAGTCATCAGTATCTGCATTGAGAATATCTTCTGCTAATTGACTATGAGTGAACTGTGACAATACTTGATTGAATAGGCTATTCATTCTTGCATAGTCTTCTCTTGCCTGTCTCATATCATACTTCTTAACTCTGAACTCAGGTAACATGATATACATCTTATCCACATCAAAGTCAGAACCTGATAGAGTAGTAATCTCAGCAGGAAGCATGATTGCAGAACCATTCTGTTGAGGAAGAAATCCCTTGATATACAGAGGAGCCATTGAGTACTTATCCTCTGTTGGAACTCTATATCCAATCAACTTTCTCAAATCCTCAGGAAGTTTAGTTACATCAAGCTGGTGAGTATTTGGGTCCATGAGAGGCTCATAGAACTCTCTACTATATGCAGGCATATAGCACTCAAGATACTTAATCCTCTTATTAGCACCTTCACCTTCAAATACTATATGAAGCTCATCAGTCAAGCCATAATCAGATACCTGAATTAAAGCTCCACCTCTAATCTTCTGTTTAGTAATTCTACTCTTGATTACACTATTTAGAAGTGTCTGTACTCTTTGAGATTGTACAGGGTCAAAGAGAGGTATATTGAAGTTATTGTTCTCATCAAGAGTACAAGCCCTCATCATATCCATACCATATCTTTGATTGCCTCTTATCTCTTCAAGTAAGATTTCTTCTACCTTCTTTGGGTCTTTGAATATCTCATCTACATCAGCAAATGCTTGAAGAATATTCTCAGTATTGATGGCATTATACAGGTCAAGCCACTCTTTCTTAGTCATCTTCTTACCATTAACCTCAATGATTATGTCATCAGAGATGTCAGCAGTAATTAGCTTTCTAATCTGAGTGCCCACCAACTGAACTGCATCAATAGCATGTTCAGGAGTTGCAGTCTGAATACCATAATCTTCATAAGATACCTTATGTACCACATTAGGATTCTCATTACCAAATCCAATACCTGTAGTATCTTTAAGTCTTTGGATTACATCAGCCTCTGTATTAACATCATTCAAATCTATTACACCTTGTTTTCCAACCTTAGTAGTAGATTCAAACTGAGCTACATCAATCTGATTATCCTCCATAAACTTGTTTATGGCTCTTAGCTTGCCTGACCTTCCTAAAGGACCAGCAATTAGTTCGTGCATAGCAAGTAATAGAAACTCTGAGTTCTTATGCTGTACAGGAGTCTTAATTCCAGTATGACCTTCAATGCCACTGTTATTATTGACTTGTGTATAAACATAAGGCTTCTTAGTCTGCCAAATAATATTGAAGTCTTTGATATTCCAATCTCCATTCTTGAAGTTGTTATATGCTTGCTCCATATCATCTGTCCATTGACCTGACATACCAAGTATTGCCCTATAGGAACTCAAACTTCTATATGCCTGAGCATCTGCTACATTCACATTCTTAAACTTATAAATGATGTTATCTCTGTCTATCTTTGTCATCTCACCTTTCTTGACTTTTTCATCAAGAATAGCCTTGATGTCTTCAAGTACAGAAGATATTATCTCATCATCCTTCAAGTAGATAGTTCTTTCCCAATCTCTACCAATTCTCTCACCTTTATAAGTAGCCTTAGTATTCAGTCTAAGAGCAGGAGCATGAACCTCCTTATATCTTTTCTGAAAGTCCTCAAGGTTCTTATAGAAAGCAAGGTCAGTAGTAGTGAGTTGGATAATTTGTGAAGTAGCTAACTTACTGTTCCAATAGTATTCCCTAAGTGCATCCTTAGCATTATTCTTAACAAATAGACTTCTTGAGATTGATTGAGCATCTTTCAACTCCATCTCACCTCTTGTTGCCTTATCTGTAAGTAATGCCTTGATTTGCTCCATTAGGCTATTAGCCTCTCTGCTATCAAAAGCACTATTATTGTTATAGGCTCTAAGCATCAGTTCCATGTTGGTATTCCACAATGAACCTAAAGCCTCTTTAGCCTTAATAAGTGCCTTTGCAGTTATTGCATTCTGCTTGGACTGACCTTCAAAAGGAAGATACTTATACTTACCATTAGGAAGCTCATCAAGCAGTCCTACCCTTGACCAATCTCTGTAGGTTTGTTCAAAACCATCTTCCATTATGTCATTAAGAGTAGTTCTTAGGAAGTTCCTAAGTTCAGCACCAGTACCTTTGGATTTAAGTCTGCTTAGCCTATCAATGAATGTCTCTCCATTGTCATATCTGAGATTGTTAAGTGCAGGAAGGAACTTAAATTCTGCACCTCCTATACTCTTTATACTACCATCTTTCTTTCTGACAATATCATAGTTGGCAATAGGCTCTACACTCTTATCTCCACTTTGATAAGCCTCATCCCTTTCTCTAACCAGCATGATTCTGTCATACTCTTGATTAACCAAGTCTACCAACTTGTCAAGGATAACATCATCATAGGTTCTCTTCTTACCATTTTCATCAAGCACATCACCTGTTGTGTACTTTCTGAATCTGATAAACTCAGCAGAAGGACTATCTGAAAGAATAGGAACATGGTACCAAGCATACTTTATACTTGACTTTGCAGAGTCAGGGTCTCCCCAATACTCTGTAAGAAGAGCCAAAGTATAGTCCAAATCATCCCAATTAGTATAATCTACTTTGTCAGAATTTAGTACTACCTTATGATTAAGACCCTTTCTTAATTCATCAGACTCTGCAAGCTGTCTTAGCCAGTCATTTCTCCAATGACCATCCTTAAAGAACCACTCATAGTCTTTGAACTCAGTCTGCATAAACTGTTCAAATCTCTCCTTGTCATTCATAACATTCTTGAGATTCTTAATAAGTTTACCTAAATAGTTAGGAGTAACATGAGAATAGTAAGACTTATCATTCTCTCTGACACTACTCTCAATAGCATCCTCAGTTACTTCTGCCATCATACTTGCAATCATGTTGTAAGCAGAGCCAAAAGTATTGATAAGGTCTCCTCTCTTCTCAGTACCATCCTCCCTTGTCTCAGACTTGATTTCTCCTTTCTTAATACCACTGAATATGACATTCAATTGTGGTAAAAGAAGCATGATTGGGTCAGTAAATGTGATACCTGGAGCTGTCTTTATATCAGTTAATGCAGTTTTCAATACAGAAGGATTGGCATCAATACCCAACATACGAAGCAACTTCATTATGGTATTCCATACATCTTCTCTCTCCAAGAGTTGAAGTCTGGCTTCTGTATCAAGGTTCTGGAACATATTGTTCAATGACTCAGTCCACTCTAAACCTTTAACTGCATTATCCTTGTTTATTTCCCCATTCTTCTCATATACACTATCATCATCAAGCTGTACTCCACTCTCATAGTTATCTCTCCAAGCATCAAGGAGATAATATACACCTTCAGGCTTATTGATGGCAATAGTTTCCATCTTGAAAGTACCATCAGGCAACATCTTCTTCTTTTGAATCCAGTAAGGCATAAAGTCCTTTCTGAAGTCTTGGTAGAACTGAGAGAATAAAGTCTCATCACCTTGAAGTAACTTGGTCACTTGCTTAACCCAAGGCTTGATTCTTTGCAAATCCTGCATCAAAGGAAGCATATCATCAGAGTTAATCATGTTCCTTAACTTGTCAATGAGAGTAGCATGAACATAGTCAGCATCAAGGTATCTTGTGAAACCTAAATTATCTTTTTCATACTTACCTCTATAGTCAAGTTTGGGTACTTGTCTGATTACTTTTCTTACAGCTTGTGACAGAGACTCATGTGAACTTACCTGTCTGAAATTAGTCATCCATCCATCCTTATAAGCCTCTTCTTGTCTCCAATCCTCTGCTTCATTATCTACCTCACTGTTACCCTCAGGGTCATCATTGTTGAGGTTTGCATCAGCAGGTGCAATGTAGTTGGGGTCTATCCTAATACCCTCAGTCATTACAAGTAAAGTACTTGCTTCCTCAGCAAGAGCCTTATAAACATAAGGGTCATCAATTATCTTCTTATACTCCTGATTCTTATAAGCAGCTTTCTTCTTGGCAGCTTCTAATTTCTGCTCATCAGAGAACTTATCTGCACCTCTCATAGAGTTGATTGCATTAAGTTCTTGCTGTATTCTACCTTCCTCTGTATCCTGTACATAAGAATTAAAGATATTAGATACCCTCTTGAATATACCAGCAGGAGTGTACTTTTTTATAGCAGAGAATCTATCCAAGCTATTAAGTTCAGCCTGCAATTCTTCTTTCTCTACACCACTGGCATCATCAATTCTTCTCTTCAAAGAATCAGTCATTTCCTGCAAGGCACTATCAACTTCATTGCTGAAGAATCTTGCAATAAGAGTTACTCTATCTCTTCTTGTTCTTGGGTCAAAGAGCAGGTCCACCTTTTGCTGCTCCTCAACAGAAGTAACCCTTGGAGTATCAAAAGAACTGCTAAGTGCATCTGTAGTTCCTGCATTTTCTCTAAGTGAATTTAACTTGTCTTGAAGGTAAGAAAAGAGTTTGGGTGCTCTCTCCTTCAATTGGGCTTTGCCTGTACCTATTCCACCTTCAGGGATAACAATAGTCTTACCACTGTCTATGGCTTTCTGAATAGCCTCATCTACCTGAGCCTTAAAAGTATCAAAATCTTCATCAGTAAAATAGGAATCTTCTGAAGTTCCCCTATTCTTCTTAGTATCAATACCAATGGCATTATCAAGACCTCTAATAACTGCTTGAGTCATAGTAGGCACATAGTGAGTATTTACCCTATCATTAGTATTATCACCAAATAAGAATACTTTACTTGTTTGATTGGCTACATCCTGTCTGGTCCAATTGCCAGAGAAGATTTCCACTCTTTTAGAGATTGCTTTAGGGCTTCTTAACTCCTGAATAAGAGCATTGAGTTCACTACCTAATGGAATATCCTCAGTAGACTTATTATTCTTTTCCTGCCACAGGCTAACCAAGTTAAGTACTGATTGCTCTGTTTCACTAGGAAACTTCTTAGCTAATTCTCTAATTTCTGGTGTTATAATTAAACAACTCATATATTAAAAGTATTATTTGTGCAAAGGTAAGGAATTTAATTGTAATACACAAGCTTTTATTCAAAAAGCTAAAGGGAGAATAAGTATTTAACTTACTCTCCCTTATAGGAATTATTCAACTACATACTTGACACCATCAAAGATTAGATATTTAATGGTGTTGATATTGACAGGTCTGACTCCAGACTCTTTATCTGTTTGTTGTATGTCCATATCAATGCAGTTATATCTGCCATCTCTTGATTCAAACTGAATCTTGTAGCCTCTAAGAACTCTATCTTCACCCTCCTCATAAGGGAGTACAGGGTTATTAACCAGCTCAGTAACAAGATTCTTTGCTGCATTTGCAACACCTTTCTTACTGTTCTTAACTGTATCAATACTATTTGAGAACTGCTCTACAATAGTATCAATCTCTTCCTGTAATTTCCTCTTACTCTTAGGCTTATCCTGCTTCTTGAAGCATACAGTAAATACCTGACCAGAATGAATGTTCTCCCAAATACTTCTAATACCAAGAGTACCATCCTTCTTATCTTCCTTAGTTACTTTCACTGTAGTCTCAAACAAGTCAGCAGAATTAGTATAGTTCTTTAAATAGCTCATACCAATCTGAACCTCTTCACCACTCTCAAAATGAGTAAGCCAAGCATTAGAACCTGACACTCTGTTCACAATATAGTGAGAACTCTCACTAATAATAGAACCATGCTTTAATTGATTTATTTGCTCTATCATATCAAATCTTCAATATTTTTTTTTTATTATACTTTTTTAAGTTTAGTATGTTTCATGCAATCCTCACACCAACATTCAGCATCATCAGTTATATCATCTATATACTCATTGGTATTAGCATTTACCCATGCCTGTACCTGAATATTGGGACTACCACATTCACTACAAACATATCTACGGCTAAGACTATTAGGATAATACAATAAAGTTCCCATAGAGTTCTTATGAACATCTACATCAGGAAAATTACTATTAAACTCTTTAAGATTAAATGGTCTTATAAGTAAGTGACAACCTTGTTTTGTTGGTATAATACCAGTAAGATACAATTCTTCTCTGGTGTTACAGAATGGTAATGTAGGGTCTAACTTAAAGTAGTCATCAAACCATCCTAAGAGTAACTCCTTTATTTCCATATTATCAACATCTACAATCCATACAGGATTCTTTGAAACCAATGCTCCTGCTGCACTGTTAAGAGTCTTTCTTGGATTCTGAATATTACCCTCACATACTAATGAAGCAAGCTTTACTAACATAAGTTTCTGTAACTTTTCAAAGCTCTTTGGACTTACATTAATATAGGCTCTTGCTCCATAATGCTCACAAAGGAGAATTACCTCAGGCATTACTTTCCTAAGATGCTCTTCATCCCTTATGAAATAAGTTTTAATAGCTCCTTCCTTTACCTTTTCATCCTTATGGTCTTTTGCTCTACATACTATTTGCATGTGGCAGAATACCTCTGGATTATTCTTTGGCAGCAAAGGAGCTATTAGTTCTAGATTATTGATTAACATAATTAAGCTCTTTAGATTTTTCTTGTAATTTAAACCTTTCTTGTAATGGAATAGCAATCTCTCTAGCCATAGGGTGAGCATCCTTGGCACATCTTCTATAGAAGAAGTTAGACCAAGCATCTTCAAAGCCACAGGAAATAAGTTCTGACTTAACTGATAGAGGAAGAACTTCTCTTGCTTGCTGAGGAGTCCAACCACCAAGTCTAAGGTTTGTATAAACATCTTCACTACTATCTAAAGCATGAATATACATAAATATAGATAATGGTGAACTCTCTTTTAACCAACAAGGTTTTATACAAATAAACTTATCATCTTTATAATTAGCAATGGGATAATCTATATTTAACCTCTTAATCCAAGCACTTGCTTTTTTAGGATGACCAAAAGGATATTGAAAATTAATATATAAGAATTTACCTATTTCTAAAGATTTGTTATAATCTGTAATACTTAACTTATAAATATTACCTTCCTTATGTTTACCACATTTATAATTAAACTTTTTGTAAATATAATCTATAAGAATATCAATCAAATGTTCCTTAACAGATACAAACCCTATGTTACAACTTTCATTTATTCCCTTTTTTTGTGTAAAGAAAGAAACATTACCATCACCATCTATTAAACCTCTTATAAAATCTCCTTTATATTCTTCAGGAACACTATTCCAAAGAGTATCTACATCTTTATCAGATTGAATATAAGTTTTATTAGGTATTATACCTATATTAATAAGGTCATTAACTATTTGTTTAGACCCTATTTGTAATTGTCTACAATTTCTATCTTCTGTATCTCCAACATAATCAGAAAGGTTAAGTAACATATCCTTAATATACCAAGCATAATCCTTATGTTGAGTAATTGTGAGAGAAGCATTTCTATCAGAAACCCTAACATTACCATCTGTCTGTATTATTCCTAATAAATATGCTTTTTCAGGAGTATCAATAATAGAGAAATAGTCTTCCACTCTATTTCCTTTATTGTTTAACCCTCTAATAGGTATGCTATTGTCAATAAGTCTTCTTTTGATTGTATTCTCAGACATACTACTATATATAGCAATTTCTCTCATAGAAAATCCTTGCTGATAAGCTGTACATATATCTTCAATATTATCACAATTAAACTCTTTGATGCTTCTTTTCTGACAACTACTTACATATCTAGTACTTTCAGCAAGATGACTTAAACCTACATGAGTTCTAAATTCATCCATAATACCCCTACTAAGAATAAAATGTACTGTATGTCGTTTATAGTATTTATTTTTTAGTTTAGTATTACTTGGGTCAATACAATCTTCTACAAATGGGAGTATCTTAACAATATCAAGAAAGTACCTATAGTTAGTAGTTATATATGTTAAATCTCCATTACATACATATCTTATCCATTGATTGTTCCACATCTTGTTTATACATAAGGTATCTCTCAGTTCATGGAAATCTGAAACACTCATTCTAAGATGTACAGTACCAAACTCAAGGGGTCTAGTGTGGTCTCTTTTAATAAGCATGTCTACAAACTTCTCAAAGGAATCATCTGTAATTTTATCTTCAGATTTATAGCATACCCTGCCGCACCTTTCAATGAACCTCTTAATACCTTCAAGTCTAAAATCCCTCTGCTCAAGAATCTCAAAACTTTGCTTAATTAACTTCATATTCCTTAATCTTACTGTTAATAACCTCTGACTTTACAATGCCATGCCAAGTCTCCATTATTTCCTCTTTATCATTAAGAAGCAGAATAGTAGGAAGACCTTTAACATTGTACTTGTCAGCTACTTCAGGATTCTCCATTACATTAATGTCCTTAACAGGAGCATCAATAGGATGGTCCTTAAACTCCCTTGCTACAACTTTACATTGTCCACAACAAGGAGAATAAAATTTCATTACTTTCATTTTCTGTAACTATCTAGTTGTTTATTTAAAGCATCCATTAGTGCTTGAAAACACTTGCTTACTTCAGGATTTACAACTCTTGCTTCTATAGTCAATGCACTATTGTTATAAGTCATTTTCATATCAGCAATGGGCTTAGCAAAGTGTTTATAGATTATATTAAACTTTTCTTTATTTGAGAGAATCATAGCTCATAAATTATAGATTTTCTATTTTCTTATTTAACTCTTTGATTTCTTCTTTAAGTTCTTGGACAAATCTTTCAGCCTATGTCCATCTTTAAAGTGAATTATAAATGTCATATTATTCCTCCAAATTTACTGCAAAATCATCTTCAACCCAATCATTAAACTCTCCTACACTATTGGGAAGAGCTACTTGGTCCCTAACTGCTTGCTCTAAGTCACACTCAGAATAGTCATAGGCAATACCATGATAACCATCTTCATCAGAAACCTCTTCAGCAATATAGTCAGTAACCTCTACCTCTACTGTTTTACTTAGTGTTATAGACACAGTAACCTCAATCTTTCTTGGTTCAGGGTCTACTTGGTTCCAAGGTGCATCTGGAGTATCTGCGCCCATAGGATAATCATAATTATTCATTTTCTTCGCCTTTTAATGTCTGTTATCAAGTTATTCTCTTTAATCAGTCTACGAGCAATTACACATTCAAGATTCTTAGGTATGCTGATATGTCTCCCTTTATCATTCACATAGATAGCATGGTCTCCATTATGTCTGTTATAATAGAAACCATTGAACTCTACTATCTTTATGAACTCTCTTGATGTATATTGTCTCATACTGCACTTTCAGAATGTCTTTATACTTCTCATAAGTCTTTCTTATGACCTCTTCTCCTATAGGATTAGGTCTTTTTGAGTCTCTTTCTATACAATCTTCAAGAGGTGTAAAGAAATTCTTTATTTCAATGTCATACTTTGGTCTAACCACATCAGATACTGTTCCTTCAGGATTATTCCAATTATCAAGTGCTTTATTATAGTATTCTAATTCCTTGGGATTGAGATTCATATTATCAATAACAATATCATAACCATAGGACATAGAACTCCATAGGAAAAACCTTTTCAAATCATTTACTAAATCTTCTCTACTGGGAACCCAATACTTGCCTAACATATTTCTGATGTCATCATTGTTAAATCTTACTCTATGTTCTGGGTCTTCAAGTACCCATTGTTTAGCCCATGTAGTCTTACCACTACCTTGAATACCTCGACATAAAATTATTTTTGGCATATTTACTTACTTTTACTGACTACAGAGTTCAAAACTAACAAAGCATCTCTAAGGGTTTTCTTTTGAGCAGGAGTACAGTTACTTAATTCACTAACTCCTGTTCAAAAAGAAATGACCTTAGGTGGTTAGATAGTTTCAGAGTCTCTTTAGCCCTTGTTTTAACACTAACCTTAATTCCACTCATCTTTCCCCCTCCTATGATAGAACTATAAATGTCATACTTCACCACCTAATTGTTTTATCCTGTCATTGATATACCATATAGCCTTCTTCAAATCCTCAATTTCCTTCTGATTATCTGTAAGGCTTGCATCCTGCTTATGTCCTGCCCTAAGTATATACTTAATAGCATTACCTAAGCAAAAGTCCATGTGTCTTGTTATATCAATCACCTCAATTCCACATTTATCTTTAAGCCATGTGTAATGTGGGGGATGATTAACATTGTCAATCTTCTGTTCCATATTATTATTTTAATGTACCCAGCAGGATGCCAGTTCAGGGACTGCCTTAATAGATACTTTTTTACAAAAGATATTAGCTGCATATTCCATACACTCACTTAACTTCTTGGCTTCCTGCTCTGCAATTTCTTCAGGTGGCTCTATCAGATACTCATCATGCACATCATTAGGAATAAGGACTTTGAATATAAGCCCATCATTAACCAAGTGATTAAAGTATCTAATTCCTGCTATCTTAGTCATTGCAGCAGCAGTACCTTGAGATGGATAGTTACATGACTGATTATCAGATGCACTCTTTCTCTTCCATAAGTGTTTCATCACTGACACATATACAGTTTCCCTGTTAATATCAATGAATCTTTCCTCTACCTTACCTGCCTTCTTAACCTTATATGAATACCTAACAGCTATTTCTTCAATAGGAACATCTTGGGCAAACTTCTTTGCAATTTCTTGCATGACAGATGGTGGAATCTCAGATATTACTCTGCCACTATCTCTTGCAGCTTTGTATATATCCCAGAAATCTTCCATACCATTCTTTCTCCTTTCAATACCTTTCAGTATAGGATAGTCATAGATGTATGCCCTTAGTCCAGTTATCTTTGAGATTAGGATATAGCCTCTATTCCACATATCTCTCTTTTGTACCTTGAAATAGCTTGCTATACCATTAAATCTCTTGAAATAGTTGTTATAAATCTCAGTTGCAAAGTCCACAGGAATGTTACAATTAGTTGCCATTGTAGGAGCCTGACCATTATAATTGAAACAGAACCTTGCCTTCTTAGCCAAATCTCTAAGGTCTTTTCTTACCTTCTTGACATCCTTCTCTGCAACCCCATTAAGGTCTTTAGGGAAACACATCTTGGCTACAAAGGAATGTCCATCTCTTTGGTCAGGGTCATTGTAGAATGCAATCCACTCCTTATCATTAGACAATTCAGTGAACACATGACCCTCTTGGTCTCCATAATCACAATCTACTAACAAATGTCCCTTTTCGGGTACAAATGCTGCTCTTGTTTCTTCTGTGGCTGGGAGCTGTTGAACATTGACACTCTTATCATTTGCTTGTGTAGAAGTGTCTTTGTTCTCATCTGCCTCCTCTGCAATATCATCATCCTTAGTCTTACCTCCTTTACCTTTTCCTCCTGAACCACAACTCAACCTACCTGTATCCATCATTTGATTGAATGTTGGGTGGATTCTCTGTGTAACAGGATTAATAGCATCAAGGAAGTTCTGACCAAAAGATGTTACTACCTTAAAAGCTGCTGAATATTCCAAGTATAAAGGAACAATACTACTCTTACTTGCTTGCAACTCTATAAACTTAGACTCTACAGACTTTTTCATCTTGCCTGTTTTCTTGTCTTTGACTAATAGGTCAAACCCAAGTTCTTCAAACAATCTGATTACCTGCTTGGAACTATTCCAGTTAATAATACATTGAGGTCCAGTATCAAACTCAGCAAACAATGATGGCTGTGGTATTACCACATACACATTATCTGCAAGTTTAGCTGGCTTACCTTTCTTGTAAGCATCATAGTTTCTTGCAATGTTAGAGGTATCTCCCTTCTTCATTACATAGTCCACTACCCAATCATTGAGTTTCTGCTCCGCAATCCTTAACCTCTCTGCATCCTTGTCCATCTTGGCTTTCCATTTAACAGGGTCAAGTTTAATACCACAATATTCAATATATGCAAGGACTCTTACAAACTCATTTTCAATATCAAGTGCCACTTTCTGACCTCTTGCATTGATAGTAATAAGCTGCAAGTTCATAATATCCTCAAGATGCACAACATCATTTGCTGCATAAACTATAACCTCTTCTGTCATACCTGCATGTATCTGTCCTCTGACAGTCTTGTCAAGATAGATATGTAAATACCTATCACAACAAGCCTGCAAGGACAAAGATACAATGCCAGGTGGGAATCCAAGAAATAGAATCTTTTCAGCTAAATAGGTATCATAGACATTTCTGACTACAATATGTTCCTTATACAGCCATCTCAAATCAAATTTTGCATTATGAATAATGAATAATCTATCACTTTCAAGATAATCCTTATACTGATTGACATCAATAGTCATACAGTCTATCACAACTTGATTTTCCCTATTACCAAGCTGAAGAGTAAGCAATTTACCTTGCCATATCTCTGTACCTGTAGTTTCAGTATCTAAACCTACTACTCGAAGAGACTCTAATATTTTAAGAGACTCCTCTACAGAGATACACTTATACTTAGTATCAGGAAACTCAAATAGTCCTCTCTGACCAGTAACAAAATATATCATCATTCAAATGTTATAGTCCATCCATAACCCTCAACAAAGTCTATAGATTTGACAACTGCCTTGGCTTCTTCAAGCTCATATCCTACCACAATCATTGGACCTCCTGATGGGTCAATAAACTTATTTCCTCCTTGAACTTCACCTACTCTTAATGTGGGCACATCAGTTTTAAGTACATAAGTTTTTGATTCAGAACCATCAGGCTTAGGCATCTTCTTGAGATAGTTTACAGCTTCATATCTGGACTTAAGTTTTATAATATCTTCCATTATTTCTTAGAATAAGCAATAAGACTTTCAAAGTCAAAGACATACTTATACTTTTGGAAGAACAGGCTACCAAGAATACCATGAATCTGTACACCAGACTCCTCCTTGACAATAGCAAAGGCATCATCCAAGTCATGAATGCAGAAATCACCTACAAACTTTTGTCCTTTATAAGTGATTGTCATTTCACAGAACTCAGTGTTCACCTTATTACCTTCAATTCCTGTTACATCCATGTCTTTTTCCTCTATCTTCTTATGGTCAAGGAGAGGAAGAATAGAGCTATTGATTTGGGAGATATTACTTCCAGTGTCCAATAAGAAGTTAAGTTTCTTATCTCCATTATAGAATGTTACCACAGGTAACTCTACCAAATCCATAGCCTCTTTGAAAGACATATTTACTCTTTTACTCTGCTTACAGTAATCTTCTATACCATTAATGATAATAGATAGAATGATTACTGCAAGCATAATACCAATTATTTCTAATACCATGCTTCATGCTTTTTTTTTTTAGTTACTACTTGACACCAGAAGTACCAAATCCTCCTCTGTTATTATCACCTAAGTCATCCACTTCCACAAGTTCAATACCTGAACTCAGTAGCCATTTAATCTTCTGCCACATAGTAGCTTTCTGACTAAGCTGTATCCTAAATTGACAGATTCTATCACCTGCTTCAATAGTGGTCTCTCTCATAGGAGAACATACATAGTGCCACTGGTCATCATTGCCATTATATATGTTATCCACCACACCTTGACCATTTGGGATGAATAATCCTAACTTCTTAGGACCACTACTCCTTGAATCAATAATAGCTTCAAGTCCTTGTGGTAGTTGCATTGCAACCCCAAGAGGAATATAATAGGTAGGAATTTCCACATTCCTATGACCTACTCTCTCTCCTTCAACAGTTTTTCTTTTGAGAATGTCAGCCTGTGGTGCAGGGATAGTGATGTTTATGGCAGACCTCAAATCTATCCAGTCACCTTTACCATTAATAACAGGCATACAGCCCTCAGTCAATACTTTTACTTTAATTTTCAGTTTCATGTTTCCAAAATTTACTTGTTATGTCTATCAACTCTCCATCACTAACCTTGTAAAATCTTTGATTGGTAGTCTTACTGTTAAGTGGACCAAACTCTTCCTTATATGGTCCAAGCTTTATATAATCAAAATTCTTCAAATCAATCTCTTTGCTTAATTCTTGTCTTCCACTATACCAAGCTACTTTAAGGTTTGGGAATTGCTCTTTAATTATACTTGCATAGGCATTTACTGATAAAGGGTCAGCATCTCCTCCCATAAATGCTACACAAGTGATACCTTTATTCTTATGTATAAGAGAGGTTAAGTTATCATATCTAAGCCTTTCACCAATATCCTCTGCTAGATAAGAAGAGTGGCAACCCTTGCAGTTACAGGGGCAGCCACTTATATTAATAGCAAGAGTTATTTCATCAGGTACCTCCGCAAAGACTACCTTAGTATCAACATACTTCAACATCTTTACTATAAACTCTTTTATTTGCTTCTATTTGTCTATCCTTGCCAAAAGCCTTAATAGGTCTGAGATAGCCAATCACTCTTGTATATTGAGTGATATTCTTACTGTGACACTTTGGGCATTCAGTAATAGGATGCTTAGTAATGTAACCACAATCATCACACTCACTATTAGGAATATTAAATGTGAAGTAGTTGGTTCCATTAGCTATTGCAAAGTCTATAAGTTTGAGATATTGTTCCTTACTAAGGTGGTCTTCAAGATTAATATGACAAGCTGAGCCTCCATCACAGTATTGTGCTGTCTGCCTTCCATGCAAAATCATCTTATCTAGTACTGAAGTATCATCATGGGCATCAAAGAAATATGAATTATAAAGATTTTCATCTTCAGGAACAATATAACCGTCCTTTTTGTCCCATCTATAATTCTTACCACCAAGAGATTCAGCAGGAACTACCTCAGAATTAAACAAGAAAGGTCTCTTCTTGTCATGGATAGAATGTAACTTGTTCTGTTCCTTAATAGTGCCAAGAATAAACTGCAAGAACTTAATATATTCAGGGTTATTAGACACCTTAAGACCTAAGAACTTAGCTGCTTCATTCAAGCCATTGATACCAATGGTGCTATACAACTTGTTCATGTGTATATAGCCACCATTACAAGCTGCAAACATGCCTTTCTCCTCTTGTTCATAAAGCATAGTCTTATAAGCAATATGATACTTATAGACTCTTTCAAGAATATCAAATAGTTCATCTAAAATAGCTTCTTTGGCATCATATCCCCAATAATTATATTTAGACTCATCCTCCCTATGTTCATTAGCATACTTTTTTAAAGAATCTTGAACAATCCTATTAATATTGAGAGTAATAACATGACAGCTACCAGTCATAACACCAGTAAGACCTGATGTAGGATTAAATGTATTCTCTGCAAGTTCATTTCTCAATCTACAGCATGATGCAAGGCTATCAGCACTGTCTGAAATATAAGTAAAGAATGAATGTCCCTCTGCATACATTTCTGTACAGAAGTCCTTATATTCTTTATCTATAATATCCTTGCCATCATGTACCATTGCTAGAGTTTCCACGGGAAAGGTCAAAATCTGCTTAGTTCTAAGTTTATTGAAGAACTTCATAAACATCTTCTGAAGAACATTAATTGCAGCCCATTCAGGCTTAGTTCCATCAGGATAACAAAATTCTCCAAACAATGAACTAAAGTATGTATGGTCGTAATAAGACACATTTGTAAATGGACTCTGATATGACCTATTGCCAGCAGGCTGATTAATACCATAGATAAATTGTTTGAAAGCTTTCTCTATGAAATCTCTGACTGTTCTTTGAGTCTTGCAATGAGAATTTGTTACAACACAATCAAGCTTCTCATACCACTTATCTCCAAACTCTGCAATAATGTAATAGTTCAGAGCAATGAAATATTCTCCAAAGGCTACTGCACCTTTACATTGGGAAGAAAGCAAGAAGGTAAGATTAGTTATCTGCCCACTAAATGATTGTAAATCATTAGGAGGACCTGGTGTCACACCATCAATATTACCTACACCTTCTGTCATAAGTGGGTAAAGAGTATCTGCTTGACAATAGAACTTCAAAGTAGGTACACTAGCTTCATCATGAGGATAGATTACATGATTCTCAACATCTATTTCATATTGCTTTGCTACCTCTGGATAAAGGACATTAAGTTCATCCTTCATTCTCTGTCTCTGAATAATTCTATTCTCTGTCTTATAAACTTCTCCATCAAGATTGGCAACATTCTTCTGAGTTACATTAGCATTAGGGTCAGTCTCTGAAGAACTAGCAGCATTATCATCAGAATCTGCATAGTTAGACATATAATCAATCCTTTCTCTAATAAACCTAGACTCTTCATGTTTATTTCTATAAATAATATAAGCCTTTGCTACATCAAAGTGTTTATCATTCATAAGAACATCCTCAACCTTATTCTGTATCTCCTCAATACCTATAGTATCTCCTTCCAAAGTGCCAAATAAAGCACCCAGCATATCATACAAATACTGAGGCATTTTCTTGTTGCAAGACCTAAAGGCTTTCTCTACAGCACTTATAATCTTATCAACATTAAATTCCTCTATACTGCCGTCTCTTTTTACTACTTGCATATTACAATGTATTTAACCATTCTCTTAAATCATTAGAACCAGTCTCATTAATACCCACAGGAACTCTTGGTCTGGAAGTGAGGTATGAGGAAAGTTCTTCTCCTATCACAAAGGGACTTCTCATTTCTATTTGGTCATTCTTTCCAAACTTCAATGTACCTGCTGCCTGTGTAAATGGACAATTCCATACCAATGGGACAAGGATTCTCTTATTAACTACAATGAAATCATAGTCAAGTAGCTTGAAGTTTTTGAAGTACTCATCCTTATCCATATTCTGCCTTATAATAGCCCAATATAGTCTGGCTTGAATATCATATCTCCAATCTACAAAGGATTTATAGAAATCCCACTCTGTATGGGAACTTGTTTTCAAATCTACTGGCTTTACCCACTTCTCCTTATGATTGACTATGATTAAGTCAGCCATATTCCTATACTTTACACCATTGAACTCCCCTTTGAACTTTAGCTGATAGAATCTTTCAATGTCTGGTTCAAATGGATTATCCTCTGCAAAGTAGAATTGAGTGGATTTACTCTCTTTCAATGCTCTTACTGCATTACACACATCTTGGTAGGTCTGAGTATCAAGTATAGTTTTATTGCCTGCTATAAATAACAGGTTATAGTAGTCAGCTCCTTTCTCCTTGATAACCTTAGCCCTTGTCTCAGGCTTCCAGTTCATTTGATAACTCTGGTATTCAGTCTCCTTAATGATTGCATCATCAGGAATTGTGATAAGACTCCTATAAGAATCTCCATACTGACTGAACAAAGATTTTACCACCTTTGTAATAGAGTCTGGAGTAGAAGGAAACTCAGCAACCATAAATCTATTATCAAACTCTTCTTGACCACCTGTGATAATGCTGTCTACAGCACTACCAAAAATAAGAGAAGGTGTCTCTAACCTGTCAAATAATTTATCCAAGTTATTGAATCCCTCCCTCTCATATCTTGCAAGGGTTGAATAGCTTAATGCTGGGTCTGCCCTATATGTTTCCTCAGACACATCCCAAGATATACTTCTTAAAGATTTTCTTTCCATTAGTAATAATCTTGATTGTATTCTTCACTACTGAAATCTTCATACTCATCTTCCTGCTCTGGCAACTCAAGTGCCTCACAGTAAGTATCTATTTCTGACTTCAATTTCCTCATTTCTCCGAGGTCTGCTCTCAGATACTCCTCTTTAGGATTTTCCTTACTGAGACCTTTCTTTACTCTGACAAGAGATGAATCAATTAAGAGTTGAAGAGATTCAAAGTCTCTACTATTCAAAAACTTATGTGCAAGCTCCACATCCCCCTCAGGCAATGAGGAAATTAAAGCCTTTATTCTGTCTATTGGTTCTCTATTGTCCATAACTCTTGATAATTTCTATTGCCTGTAAGAGCTGTCCCTTGGTATAAACTTCAAAGTACATAGACCTCCTTCCAGTATTAACCAATACATCATCAAGATACTTTATAAACATCTTCTTCTTGATATAGAAGACATCATTTTCAATTCCTTTAGCCTCAATGTAAACATCCAAGCCATTATAATTGAAGTAAAAGTCTGGTGTGTATTTTATACTTACTACTTTGCCTGTTTTCTGAACAAGTATCTTTGAATGGCATGTATTTACTCCTTCAGATATTCTCCTTATCTTCTGCTTGTCAGTCTCCTTGTCATAGTAGGGAGTGATAGGGCTAAAGCCATTCCACAAAGTGAAAGTAATTGGTTCATATTGAGGAGTAAACCCCTGTTGAAGAAGAGTATCATATATACTCTTCTCCAACTGGGATTTGAAAGTTATACCCTTAGAACTACTCTGTGTGGCATTCCTGATTTTCTTATTTACCACCTTTGAACATTTCTCTAAGAATGTCTCTTGTAATTTTGCAAGCAATCTTAGCATCCTCAATAGTCCTAAATGCTGCAAAGTTCCTGTAGTTCTTGATATGGGCTTTGTTAGCCTTAGTGACTTTACCATCAAGCATAGAGATTACATAAATTTCAGGACTCTCCTCAATAGAGTCCTCATACTTCTTGTCCAACTCAATGGCTACTTCTCTAAGTACCATAGAGAATGCAGCAGCAGGAAGAATAGTATCTACACTATTGAGATAGCTATAGACCTTCTCAATCTTCCAACCAAGCTTCTCTGCAATCTTCTGAATGTAGTAATCCAGTTCCATAGGAACCTCAGATTCAACCACAGCAGACTTTGTAGGCTTAGCAGTAGTAACAATGCCAGCCTCAAGGAGCTTAGGGAGAATGTCCTTAGTCACTACAATGTGCTGAACTACAGTGCCCTTACCAAAGAAGGGGTCTTTCACTTTAGATACTTTAGTCAGAGTGTCTCCAATCTGTACCTCTTTACCATTTGTCAAATAAATCTTTTCCATTTTGTTTTTTTATTGTTTAGTATTAATACTCTTCGTACCATTTTATAGGTACACCATAAATTTCTTTTACCTTATTACTTATATCAACAAATAGCTGATGTGGCATCTTAGTACCACTCCTTGCAAAGTATGCAGGATGTTCAATCTTTATAATATGATTGAACCTATTATTAATATAAGGTTTGAAGGTTTGGGCTTGTCTGCCAAACAATACATATACTATAGCTGTATTATATTCAGACAAGTTCTTTAGCAATTTAGCTATGAATGGTCTCCATAACATCACATGGGAACCTATCCTATTCATTTCTACAGTGAGTGCAGAGTTTATCATTAGTATCCCTTGTTTAGCCCAACTCTCTAAAGTCTGGTCAAAGGTAATACAATAATGTGGAACCTCAAAATTAATGGCTGCTTCTTTAACAACATTTAATGAAGGAGACAAGTTACCCTTATCAACCTCCTTCCTGTTACCAAAAAGTATGCCAGTTGCAACTCCCTTTTGTGGATAAGGGTCTTGACCTAACATAACTACTTTTAAGTCCTTGAGAGGACAAAGCTCAAATGCTCTGAACACATCAGATTGGGCAGGACATATAGGTTTCCTCTTGTATTCTTGCCCAACCTTAGCCATTACATTATTTAGCTCTGCCCTATCAATTACCTTCATCCAATCTCCAAAGTATTCATCTAATGTCATATCGACACCATTATGTCATCAATATTGTCAATAAGGCATTCATTCAGTGCATCATTAGAGCAGGCAGATGGAGTAGGTTTAATAGGTTCTACAAAGAACTTATTGAAATTATCTACTATGACCTGTACTTTTCTGTCCTCTGGATTACTGCTGAATTTGTAATTGCTTATTGGAAAATGTACATCCCTACTTGTATAATAAGGAATCAATTTCTTGATGATGCCTTTATTAATCAACTTATTAGACTCTAAGAATACTTTGGGACTGACATGGCACACAGGTCTGTAATAGACCATAGTATTACCATTATCCTCAGTATGTACACTTCTTGCAGTTAATGTACATAATAGTAATGGAGTGTAGCTCTCATCAAAGATGATACCTTTGCCACCATAATACACCTCACCTTTACTGGTAGTTATCTTCTGCAATCTTTTATCATATCCTACATTAGTAAATAATTGAGTTATAATACTATCAAAGGTTCTTCTCTCTTGGCTTGGTGCATTATCATATAATGGCAGTATTATCCTTTTGATTCTCATAATTGTGGAATAAGCCATATTGAGTGAAACCAGATTTTCAAAGTGTTCTCTTGCAATCACAGGTATCTCTACCTCATCATTGTTTACTTCAATGATAAGGCTTCTTCTAAATACATTGTTACTATCAAGAGATAGATTCATTTCAAGCTGGTCTGGATTACTAGACTCACTGCTATTGAAAACACCCATTACATTACGTGCAAATCTTGGGTCAAATTCCATTATATTTCAGTTTTAAGATACATTGTTTCTGCATTATATGTGGTAAGGAATGGCAGGTCTCTGTCAATGAGAGGCTCACATTGATTAGCACAGAAGTTTACAAACAAATTAACCATATAAGATGCAATCATATTTGCACAAAAAGTAGTTTGTTTATAGGAGCAGATAGTTTCATCAGCTTCTGCATCAGAGAATAGGAACTCATTATTGTACCTATTGATGTTGTACTCATCATCTCCCTTGATACACAATACCTGAAACTCTTCTGCTGCTAATCTACCATCAATAAACAAGCAATTCTTCCTCTCTTCCTCTGGTTTGGATTTAACATGATTTACCCATTTATTAAAGAAAAGTTTTCTTGCTGCCATATTATCAAAGCCACAAATCATAATGTCTGATGCTTCAGATTCATCAGTGAATCTTTCATTTATTGCAAAGACACTACTATAGCCAGCATAGTTCCTAATCATCTCAGTCAGTGCAGATACCTTAGGTCTACCTAAATCAGATTGACCATATAACTGACCTGACATATTGACAGCTTCCACCATGTCATCATCATAAATAAACATGGAAGCTGGCTTCATTCTTGCCAATAAGAAACCTACATAACTACCAATACCACCTACACCTGCCAAAATGACAGTCTTCTTCTGAATGTTCTCATACCAAATGGCAGAACTAAACCTACTTGTAGCTTCATCTACAAGCAAAGTTGCAGAATTTGTAGGTATCTCTTGATGTGCATCTTCTACAGCTTGGTCAAGGATAGCTTGTTCTTCTTCTGAAAGTTCAAAGCTAATGCTATCACCATCATCTTCTATAGCACTGTCTGACACAGGTATGGTATCCTCACTGAGATTTTCCATAAGAAAATCATAATCCTCCTGCACAGTTGCAGGAAGGCTTTCTTGAGTTGCTATTTCTTCATTCATAATATTAAATATTTTTGAAGTGCATCAATATACCCTTTGATATAATTATTTTCAGGGAGTTTTGTAAGCTCCTCTATCATATCATGGGCACAAATAGCACAAATTTCTGTCTCATCAAAGCCAAGCTCTTCTAATTTCTCATCTGTCACATACCATGTCAGATATTCTGTATAGGTATCTGCCCACATTTTGAAATTTTTCATGCCTTTTTCACCCTTACCAAATCTCTTTTCATACAATGCAGGCATTGACTTAGCCCATTTAGCAATGTCAATCTTACTGTCATTAGAGATAATGATACTACCTGTAATCAATTGAAGTACAAGAGACTTCAGAGCAACCTTATCAAATGCTACCTGACCATAAGGTAGACTATAGTTATCATCAAATGGCAAATCACCCACATTATCAAAGAGAGTAGGCTGAGCCACCTTAGGCTCATTAGTCCCCTTCTTGACAAGATTTGCTGAACCCACCTTTGTACCATAGGAATTAGCAATAACAGGCTTATAACCACTCTGATATACAGGTGACTGAACTTTCTTAGCTCTTTCTGCTTTAGCTTGCTTGATTTCCTCAAGCCTTGCTGCCATGTCTGGAAAGGAATAATTCTCACCTTCTTTCTCTATTTTAAGATAGAACCATTCAATCTCATCTGCACCACTTACATATTCCTTAGTATCATGCTTTTCACCATCACCAAAGAACTCATAAGACACAGACTCTTTGACCTGCTTTGACTTGATTCTCCTTGTGATTGCAGCAGTATAAGTACCTGCATTATTTACAATGAGAGATACAAAGTTGTTTCTATCTCTACCCTCCTCCTTTAGAGTAGCAGTATCTGTTCCACTAAAGAAAGTACTCATATTGTTATGGGAATGTATAAGACCCATTTGGCAATCAAGTAGCTCAGGATTATCACACATATAGGCTATCACATCAGGATTCATATCAAACTCTGTATAGGCTTGAGTGCCAATATCCATGATATAAATATCCACACATCTTATTACAAGGTCATTATTTTCAAATGAGCCTTCATGTGTAAAGAATAGTGTACCTGACCATTCAGTACTCCATACCTTCTGACAGGCAAATCTTATCTTTCTCTCCACTTCTGTTGGGATAATCAGCTTATAATTATAAGTACATGACTTCTGTACCAAGCTGATTACCTTCGTGGGTTGCTTTACTTCTTCCATATCTATAATTTAATACTTTAAGTATTGTTGCTAATATGTATAGTGCAGTATGGGTGTTAAGAATTATACTCTTATTCTCATTCCTTACCTCAGCAATATCTGTAATATTAACAGTAACTTCTCTTCCCTTGAACATGCAAACTTTCTTGCCTATATATTGAGCATAGTTATTTGCATTGTTCCTGCCTTTATCATAGTAAATCTTCCCATTATCTATGATACATTCTTTCAAGATGCCTTTCCTCTTCAATTCTGTAAACTTGACAGTTAGCTTCCCTTTATTAAACTGGTCATTATACCACTTAATAAATTCATTACTAATAAGTACAATAAACTCAATAAGTGACATACCAATAGAATAAGAGCCATTTACATAATTGAATTTAAGTTTCTTTAAATTGATAAAGTCTTTTACAAACTCCTTCAACTTATCAAAACTAAAAGCATCTTCATAGTAGCTTGGTGATAGATATGTAATAAATCTGTCTATACCCATCTCCATGTTATCAGTACCTAACTTTTCCAAATATTTATAAGGTCTGCCAGCAATGGATTCTACAGTTACATACTTACTCAGCTCAAGACAAAACATATTCCACGTATCCTCATCATAATCCCTATTGAGGGCACTAATAGTATCCTTGATGGGACCACTGCCTGTGCAAGGACTCTGAAACTTGGTAAAGTCATTTGTAGGAATACTACTGACATGGCTGTGCATGTATCTACTACTAATGTGAAGCACAGTATATTCTGACCTATTAAGTGTAAATCCACCATTCATTGTGCCATTATACATTACTTTCACCTTAGCCCACAGATGGTTAATATCCACAAATCTATCATGCTCATTAGTTACCCTTACATGAGGAAAATGTACAAGAATAAATATGTCATTGAACTTAGCATTACCAATTCTTTCCTTTACTGCAACACTTGTAAGCACATTTGCAACCTTTTCTGCCCAGTCTCCAGGTAAATCAGTAATAGACAATTTTTCATACATGCTCCAGTCATTACTGTTCATGCTTACAATATTACCATTAGAAATATAAGTAGATAAAGGTTCTATATTCATCCAAGATTTGAACTTATCCAAACTCCAATATCCTTGCATATCAACTTTATTTTCCCCAAAGAAGTCATTGAATATGCCTAATACTCGGAGTGGCTTGTTCATCAAAGAGTTATATAGTTCCTCTATCTTCTCCTCAATTAATTTAATTGCTTCTCCACTCATATTACTGTAAAAAAAAAGTAGGTAAGGGGCATTTCTAACCTCCTTACCTACTGTTACTTACCCTTGTTAATTGACACCCATTCCTGTGAACATATCATCAATCTCATCATCAGAGTAAGGAGAAGCTGACTTAGGTTTATACTCCTCGGAGGTTGCAGTAGTTACAGCTGCTTCACTCCCAAGAATACCAAGCACTTCCTCTTTCTCATAGTCCTCAATTGTGCCATTGTCCTCAAGAATTTCCACCAACTTGTTGATAGCAGCTCTTGCTACAGTATCAATACATTCACCACCATTACTTGCAGGTGCTACAGGAGTATTTACTTCAGGAGTGTTTACAGGTGCTTTCACCTCTTTCTCCTTCTTAGTCTCAGCCTTAGCCTCAGTTTTAGGAGCAGGCTTTGAAGCACTATTACTCTGTACCAATGCAATAAGGTCAGCAGTCTTACACATAGTGAAGTTCTTACCAAACTTCTTCACACAGACATTCTGCAAACCCATAGACTTGATGGCACTATATGCCTCAGCTCTGCTCATTGTAGCAGCACCACTTCTGATTTTCTTGTTGGTGTTAGTAAGCATGAAAACCAACTCATTGGTGACAGTTCCCTTATAAGGAACATCATGTGGCAGAACTGAAGCATCATTCTTCAATTCAACCTTTGATGTGCCTTCAAAGAAGGTCATACCATCATAGTCAATACCATTGGCTCTCAGGTCACTTTTCAACTCAGCA